ATAAAGAAGAAAAAAGAAATGTAGAACTTACTCTTAATAAAGCAAAAGAGTGGTACAAAAAAGGTGGTGAACTAAAAGAAGTTGCACTACAAGCATTTAATGAAAGTGAGTTGAAAGATTCAAAGAGTCATAGTTGGGACGAATTTTATAAGAAGAATCATAAAAGAATGGCTTGGCATATTTATGATAATTCTAATATTGATTGTATTAATATTGGGCGAAATCCATATCCACTTAGTGATAAAATTTTATATCCAACAAAAGAATATGCTGAAGCTGCATTAGCATTGGCACAGTTGCTTCAATTAAGGCAAGAATGGATTGGTGATTGGGAACCAAATTGGGAAGATAACGAATATAAATATACATTGTTATTGTGGGGTAAAAAAAACAACAGCAAACTTGAAATAACTACTAGTAATGGTAGGGTATTATCTTTCCCGACTTTTGATATGGCAAAAGAATTTCTTAATGACTTTAGAGAATTATTAGAACAAGCTAAACCCTTATTATAGTAAAACAAAAAAAATAAAAAATTATGAAACAAGCATTAATTGGGATCCTAGCTGGTATTTTAGTTTTAGGATTAATTTTCGTTGGTATGTATTTCGGGTATAATAACTCTGAGATACGGTTAAGAAATCAAGCTGAGGCACAAAGGGCTAAAGTTGAAGGTTCTTTTGATGCTATGTGGAAAATCATCAAACAAAAAGCTCAAGTAACAGAGGAGTATAAAGATGCATTCTCTGAGATTTATCCAGAGCTTATTGCAGGTCGTTATTCTAAAGGTGATGGTAGTCTTATGAAATGGATTACTGAGAATAATCCAGATTTTGATACATCGCTTTATAAAGATCTGATGGAGTCTATTGAAGTTCAGAGATTAACCTTTAAGCACGATCAAGAACGTATGATAGATATAATTAGAGAACATGAGAATCTAATTCATACTGTTCCTGCTACTTGGTTTATTAAAAACAAAGAATCGATAGAGTATACTGTTATTTCATCTACGTATAGTAAAGAAGTTATGGAGACTGGCATAGATGATGATATGGAGCTCTTTAAATAAGAAGGACGACCATGTTACTAATTGCTTTTCTGATTCCGGTTATTACATGTATTATATTATTTGTAGTACCTTTCTTTAGATCTCAGACAACAATTGGTGAGTATTTCATGGTATTTATTCCTACTATTCTTGTATCAGTTATAACATTCTTCGGTATAGAGGCATATGTTACAACTGATACGGAATATTTGGGATTTTATACTACGAAAGTTGAATATTATGAGCGATGGAATGAGTATATTCATCAGACTTGTACTAGATCGTGGACTGATAGTGATGGAAACACGCATTCAGAAACATATGATTGTTCTTATGTAGACAATCACCCGCCTAGATGGTATATGTATCTGAATAATGGAAAGAAGATATATATAGATAAGAAGGAATATAGACAGATTGTACAAAGATTTGGGGTTAGTGAAATATTTCATGACATGCATAGACATTATCATACTATAGACGGTGATATGTATTATGCTGAATTTCCAGGTGATAGAAATCGAATGTATACTTGTACTTTTGCAAATCCATATACAAATAAAATTTTGAGAAGTAAGTCTATATTTAATTTCTCAGATGTACAGGAAGAGGATTTAGATAAAGTATTAGATTATCAAAAAGTTTATCGAGATCAAAATCCTATAACTGGTAATATAGCCATTCCTAGATCTGTCGTTGATTCTTTTAAATATTTGAACGCCTATTATGGAGGAAAATATCAATTTAGATGTTATGTCTGGTTATGGAAGGATAAACCGCTCCAGGTATCTAAACTTCAACAAGATTTCTTAGTAGGTGGAAATAAAAATGAGCTTAATGTATGTATATCTGTTGATTCTACTACTAATAAGATTCAATGGGTTAATGCATTTAGTTGGGAAGATTCGCCAAAAATACAGACAGGTGTAAATCATTTATACTCTAAAGGTGAAGTATTAGACCTTATGAAGTTAAATAGGTATCTTTTAGACAAAGTACCATCTGATTGGAAACGAAAGAATTTTAGTGATTTTGATTATATAAAACATGAGCTAAATACTAAACAATGGATAATAGTTTATATATTTACTATTATTGCTTCATTAGGACTTAGTATTTTTGTTATATTTAATGATTTAAGATAATATGGCTAGATTAATTACAAAAGAGGATCATATAAAAATGATGCACTTTAATTGTGATAAAGGAAAACATAGATATCGTTTAAATCGATATGGAATTGTTTGGTGTGTAATATGTGGAAACCTTAGTATTAATAATCAAGGTAAGGTAGAGCCACTTCAAGAAAATGATAAACTTGTAATTGATTGTACAGTATGAAAAAATTAAAATTATTTATAGGACTTGGAATAATATTATTTCTAGGTTCATGTGATAGTAAAAAGTATACTGTTTACTTTACTATTGGTGATTCTGATAGTATTTATAATAGAACAGTTATTAGTAAACGAGATGATCTTAAGTTTGCAGTGTATATAACTCCAGAGGTTTTATCTGATGGGGTTAGATGTACATATAAATTATCTACATTAGGAGGGATATTTTCTGAGCAATTATATAAAGGAACTAGACCAATTACAATAAAAAAGATAATTTATAAAGAGGCACGTTATAAAACGGCTAAGGATGGTTATCCTATGAAAACTGTTTATGAAGAACCTATTTATAATAAGAAAGGAAATTAAGTTTTCCTTTTTTTATTTTCTTCTAAAACTCTTATATATGAAATAATAAAAAATAATTATGGCAAATAGAAGTATAAATACGTATCAGAAAATTGATACTATTTTTAAAAGAGATGTAAATAATATTATTATGCCTTTCAATGAATTAGTAAGTCCTGAGTTAGAATTTTTACGTAAGTTCAATGTAAAATTTGAAGCTACTGAAAAAATTGATGGAACTAATATTAGAATTGAAATCTGGAATGGTTTAAGTTTTATTAATGATTCACAAATTCCAGATGCCGTTTATTTTGAAATGGCAGTTAAAGGAAAATCTGATGATGCTCAAGTACCTGCTCATTTAGCTAAGTTTATGGAGGAGAATTTTCCATTAGATAAAGTATTAAGCTCTTTAGGTCTGAAACGCCGGATTCCTATTGAAGAATGGGAAGAGCATAAATGGGGTACTAAAAATGAAAAGACTGGAGTATTTACGCCAGATTGGAATAAAATACCCGAATTATATACTATTTATGGTGAAGGTTATGGAGTGAAGATACAAAAAGGTGGAAACTATATATCTAATGGGGTTGGTTTTATTGTCTTTGATGTAAAAGTTAATAACCTGTATCTAAATCGCTTAGCAATGGAAGAGATTGCAGATAAACTTGGAGCTCCTCATGTACCTTATATGGGTGAAATGACCATTGATGAGGCTATTGAATTTGTTAAGAAAGGATTTAAGTCAACTATTGCAGAAAACAAGGATTATGATGCTGAAGGATTAGTTTTAAAGACTTCATTGGGATTAAAGACTCGTATGGGTGAACGTATCATCTTTAAGGTTAAAACTTGTGATTGGAATAAGTATTTTGCAAAATATGGAACATTTGAAAAAGTTGAGCAAAATCCTAATCCAAATTATAATAAATAATAAAATCTAATTTATGTATTGGAATAAGAGAAATAGAGACTTAACAATTGGTGATATTATTTATAACTTAGATAATAAAATTGTTAAAGTAAGTCAAATTACATCAGAAAAAATAGCTTATCACTTAACTCCGAATTCCGTTAGATATATTAAATTAGTTTTAGCTAGTCCAGTATTTATTACAGAAGCTTTTTTATTAAATAATGAATTTATTAAAAAGTCTAGTGGATTATTTGAAAAAAAGTTACAGGAAGAAGATAATAAACTAATAACAATATCTTTTAATTTATTAACTAATTGTATTTTAATAGATGGAAAAGATTATTTAGTAAATCTTTCTAATGTAAAATATATACATGAATTACAACATGCTTTTCGTGTATGTAGTTTATCGGAGTTAGCAAATAATTTAAATATAGATGAAGTATGAGTAGTATAAATCCAAATAAAAGCACAAAAAAGTATTTAAATTATGGACATATACATAAAGGTACAAAGCGTTATCGATCAGCTTTAAGAGAGTGTAGAAAGAGAGGTTTTGATGATACTGAACTTTGGAATTTTGATTGTACTTTTTCTAAATTTGTACTTAGTCATGGTTATCTTAAAGGTCATAAAGAATTATTAGATAAAATAATAGAATGTGATCTTACTATAATGCATGATGAAAGAGAAGGTCAGTATCGTATTATAGCTGATGAGATTTCTGCTAATCAAGAAATTTGTGATAAGTGTAGACAGTTTATTATACCTAGATTAATTCGGTTTATAGAAATACACCGCGGTTATCCGCCTATATATAAAACAGATGAAGGTTGGCGTAATAAATTGACTGAAATAATAGAAGATATAAAAGTTGGGAATTTTACAGAATTTATGTTAAACTTAGAAAATATGTGGGATTAATATGAAAAGTAAACCTGAATTAGACAGAGAGCATTTAAATTATGTTAAAGATTGTCCATTAAATAGTATTGAATTACCTATATTTTATGATGAGGAATTCTATAAAAATAAAGTTATACCAGAATTACTTAAAAAAGGCGCTATATCAAAACAAAACTTAGAACCTGGTGTAACTTATTTAGGTATATGTAGAAATGCAAGTGAAGCAGTTTGGAATGGAGAACTATTTGAATATAAAAGATATAAGTTTGGAGAAATATTATATGATACAATTCAGCATTTTGAAGAATTTACAGAATATGATGTTTTTATTCCATATCAAAAGAAAGAAGACTGAGAAGTGTTAAAATCCTAATATATAAAGAAAAATTAAGAAGAACATGAAAGAGTATAATGTAGTAATTAAATTGATGTCAGGCGAAGAAGTCGAGACAACAGTAGAAGCAGAGTCAATAGAAGATGCTGTTGAGTGTGCTAAGATGGAACAAGATCTTAAAGATGAGGATATAGAGCAAGTTATAGCTGAATCTGAAGATAATGAAGAATATTGTGAGTAAATGATTGGATAGAGTAAAATCTATCCTTTCTTTTTATCCTTTTAAAAATGTCTAATAGCCTTATAATTGAATAAGCGACCTAAAGATTAATTTCTTTAGGTTATTTTTTCTATCGATATATTAACAAGAAAATTAGAAAAAGAAAGGAAAAGAATATGAAATTATTTAGTTATCAAAAAGATGCAATTAATGCAGTTTTATCTGATATTGCAAAAGGAAGTATGCGTGGGTGTATAGTTATGCCTACTGGTACTGGAAAGACTTGGGTTAGTTTGAATGTAGCTAACCAGTTTAGAAAGGTGTTATTTGCAGCACCAACTAATTACATTCTTAATCCTCTAAAGATCCTGAAAAAAGGTATTTAGGTATGTGGTTATCAGTTAATAGAAAAGATCCAAGAATTATTAAATTACGGGGAAGGTGTAAGTAATAAATTAAGAAAGTATAGAATTAATCTGTACTTTCTTTTTTTATTCTCTTTTCCTTATATATGATTTAAAATAAGATTATGTGGCTTAAAGGAAAAAATTCACGTGGTATTAGTTATTGTATTAATACAGATTCTATTAGAAATATTACTATAGAATGTGGGACTTATCGAATTTGGTTTAATGGTGTTGCAGTATATCAAGAAATAACCAAAGAAGATTATGAAAAATTAATATCTTATATAAAGTGTAATGAAGGAACTCTTTAGTAAAATATTTAGGAAGATATTAGATATACTTAATATTCATCCAGACCAAAATCAAAAGTGGTTATTGATTAGTATATTGTTAGCTGGTCTTTTAGGAACATATACTAGTCCTACGATAACAAAAGCAATTATATCAGAACTTCCGGCACAGTGGATAGCATGTCAAGCCTTAATAGGAAATGTAGCTGGTCTTATAATAGGTATGATTTGGAAAGGTAAGATTAGAGAAAAAGCTATAAAATATTTTTCTATTCTCGCCATTACAGAGTCCACTTTAGGGTGTTTATTGGGAATGTATTTATGTTTTATCCAATACAATGTTTGGGTATTTGCAATATATTCTTTATTTTACTCAACTTTCATTTCTACATTTGTTTGTAAGTGTATTATGGCATTTAAAGCAAAGATGTGGATTGAAAAAGATCGAGAAGTGTATGATAATAATTCGTCGATAGTTGAGGGTATTGTATGTGTAATTGGTTTTGGATTAGCTTTATTATGTTTACCGTCATTAAAAGTTTCTCTATTTATATGGGGACTTTGTTGTATAGTAGATGATATAGGCTGGATAATTGTATATATTAAAAACAAAAAGACATTAGAAAATTGTTAAATATGCAAAAAAGTAGACAAGATTTGAAATTTAGTGATTATTCTAGATTACAATTAGAGGATCTTTATATTCTAGATAGTAAAATTCAGAGTATTAGATTTCCACACGAAGATGGTAAAGAGTCTTGTTGGTTTATAAGACCATATTTATTGTAAAGTTAGAGGGATATAAAAATCCCTTTTCTTTTTCTTATTTTCCTTATATATGAAAATAGAAAATTTAATATGTTAGAGATTAAAGGAGAAAATTGTAAAGATTGTAAGATTTTTGCAGAGACATTAGAAGAAGAGACAAAAAGTATGGTTTATAAGATATGTGATAATCCAGCTTTTAAAGACTCTAAGATAAGAATAATGCCAGATACTCATGTTGGGGCGGGTATTGTTATAGGTTTTACTTCTCCTATAAATGAATGTGTAAATCCGGATCATGTAGGTTGTGATATAGGTTGTTGTATTGACACTTATATTTTAGATAAACCAGTGAATCCGGAAGAGTATGCATTAATAGAACATAGAATTAGGAAAGAAGTAAAATTTGGTAAGGAACTTCAGGATAAGGCTAGTTTTGAGATGAAAGATTTTATTAAGTTTATGAAGTCTGAATATTCTCGAGCTAAACAACAATGGCCAGAAATGATAGAAGACTTTGATATTTCTGAAGAAGGTTTACGAAAATTTACACAAAGAATAGGAATGGATCTTGGTGTATTTTATAAGTCTTTAGGGTCAATTGGCGGAGGTGAGTTAATCTAATTTAATAGTTATGATTGCCTCCGTAGCATTTAATAGATGCTAATAGTTAAACTCGTCCATATCGGGAAAATCTGAGATGATAATTCCGAGATAAGTATATAATATTTATATTATATACCATCGTAGAGAGCAGAGGGACTTGGGCACTCTATATACTATGACTATATAGGGTGAAGGTGTGCTCCGAACTATAGAGAATATTGAATCTATAGAGATAGGCAGAAATGACCTATCCTAAACTATAATTAATCAATAGATAATAAATATAATAATTTAATAAAATAAATGAATAAAATAGATAGTTATATATTTGGACTCCTAATTACTGACGGTTCTTTGTATTTAACTACAAGAAATCGTGGAAAGGTTACTTTAGAGGTCCAAGAAAGAGATTTTGATATAGTACAAAAACTATATAACATTATTGAAAATTCAAAAATACATACAAGAACTAGAAAAACGAATTTTTCAAATGGTAAAGATTATACAACGGTGTTATTTACAAATCATTTGAAAGTATTTAGGGATGGATTAATTAGCTGTGGATTTCCTATTAAGGAAAAAACCTTGAACGCAAATATTCCAACTGTTAGTTTTGAAAAATATGATTTTTGGAGAGGGGTAATAGATGGCGACGGTAGTATTGGCTTTACCTCTACAGGTATACCATTTATTAGTTTAGTAACTAAAAGTGAAAATTTAAAAATAAATTATTTAAGATTTTTAAAAGATGAGTTAGGAATTGAAAAACATTTAAATAGAAATAAACGAGATAATGTTTACAATATTATAGTAACTAGAGAAAATGCTGTAAAATTAGCAGGCTTATTGTACTATGATGATAATAATTTATTAAGTTTAGATCGAAAATTATTAAAATCAAAAGAAATAAAGATTTGGAAAAGAGATTAATTATAGTTTAGTAACAAATTTGAATCATTTTATTGAGATTGGTGTAACTCCTGAAGGTAACTATGCTTTTACTATACATACGGGTTCTAGAAATCTTGGTATTAAAGTTTGGGCATATTGGTCTAGACGTGCAGAAAAAGGTGAGATAGATAGAAAAGAGTTAAAAGCGCGTCAAAGAATAATTAGAGAGACGACGAAGGATAAAAGTAAAATAGCTCAGTTGTGTTTTAATGAAGAGGCTAAGATGAGAGCAGAATTAAAGCCGACGGGATATCTTTATGGCGAGGATCTTAAGGGCTACATTACAGATATGGTTATTACTCAGGCATATGCAAAATTTAACCATATATTCATAGCCCAGAAAATTAGCGCCATATTTAAAAAGATAAATGGAGCTAAAGTAATTGAAGAAATAAGATCAACCCACAATTATATAGACATGGAAGATCATATTATTCGAAAGGGTGCAATTAGATCATACCTGGGAGAAAAAGTTGTAATTCCATTTAATATGAGGGATGGTTTAGCTATATGTTCCGGTAAAAGTAATGAAGATTGGAATTATAGTGCGCCTCATGGATCTGGTCGTGTAATGTCAAGATCAAAAGCAAAAGAGTTATTATCTACGGCCGAATTTCAAAAGCAAATGGAGGGTATATATTCAACATCGATCGGAAAAGGAACTATCGATGAATCTCCTATGGCTTATAAAGAAACGGCCGAAATAGTAAAACTCTTAGAACCAAGTTGTGAGATTTTATATTTTATCAAGCCAGTTATTAGTATGAAAGCTTTAAATTCAATGGAGGATTAGTTATGGAAAATATATTTGATGGTGCTAAATTTGGTGACAAGTTTGTAACAAAAAATGAAAAAATTGCTATATACCATAAAAAGACTCTATACGGTAAACATTATTTAATGGTTGAGGATTTATTGGAATTTGTGCCATATGATGAGGATGGTATATGTTTAGGAGATGATGAATGGGATATTGTATCAAAATATCAAGAACCTATTGATGAAGAAAAACTACGTGATAAAGCCTATAAATGGATTAAGTTTGTGAAAGGTGATGATTTAAAGGTAAAGTTATTAGCATTAAAATGTGCAATGATTGGCTATCGAAAAGCAAAGGAGGAATAATTATGAAAGATATAGTGCTTAGCTTAGATCAAATGAAACATCTTGAAGAGCTTGGATTAGATACTTCAGATGCCAGTCACTATTATGGTCCTTCTTATAATATGAATGGAAAGCAGCATGTATTTACCACTCCTGATGTACCAGAAGATCATTTACCTTTAGATTGGGAAAATTTTAAGAAAGAAGGTGGCTATCCTGCTTATTCATTACAAGATGCATTAGAACATTTAAGTCCTGATGATAGAAAAAATGTGATGTCAAAGGAGTCTGGTGAATGGTTGAATAGTGCATATGAATATTTATGTGAACAATTAAATAAAAAAGAATATGGAAAGTTATAGTAATTATTGTACAGAATATCAAACAAAAAGAGCAAATAAATTAGGTGCGCCATTAATGCATAGTTATCGTTTACGAAAACCTGATCTTAAAATAGAAATTGAAGTTCCAACGACTCAGCAAATGATAGGTTGGTTAGAAGATGAAAAAAATATTGTTATTGATATTGATTTTTTCAGAGACAGAGGATATCAGCCCTATATAGATTATAAAGATCTAAGTACTAAAGAATTTGAGATTGACTATTATAGTAGGGAATCGACTCCATACTATAAAACTAGGAAAGAAGCAGAATTAGCTGCTATTGACACTGCACTTGATTACTTAGAAAATAAAAAATAATATGTTAAAAGTATTTGAATCATTAGTTGAATTTGCAGAAACTTATGAAGCACATATGGCAAAGGGATATGGAGGTATATTCTTTGCTGTACATTATCAACCTTACAAGAAACAAACTTTCTGGGATAAATTAAGAAAACATAAAAGAGAGATTGATAAACTAGAAAAAGAGGATACCAACAATGATATGTTTTATTATGGTATCTATCTAGCTAGGGTTATTAAAGTTCGTTGTTTATGTATGAGGATCAATGAAGTTGATATAGATTATTTAGGTAATGATGGAGAAAAATACAGTGCTAGAGTAAAAATAGATGACCTGTATCATTATGATTGGCCAGCAGATGATTTAAAATATTATTATAAAAAACGAAAGAAAACCAATGAGTAGGGAGGAACAAATTTATAGTGCTGCCTGTAATGAATTTCCAGTTGGAGAATTTGAATTACGAAGAAGACGTGATTTTGAAAGAGGAGCAAAGTGGGCTGATGAAAATCCTGAGAGTAAATATAATGTAAGTGATCCAGATTTTGTTAAATGTATACTTGAAGGTATTATTGAAGAGTTGGAGCACACTACTACAGGAAATCTTGCTCATAATATAGCAAGTATAAAATATAAAGCAAAAGGAGCATTGAAAGTTATAAAAGAAATTAAGAAATAATATGAATTTTATATTGCAACTTATTAGAAATGAGATAACATTAGATCAGTGTTATCAAATGAAAAGATCGAAAGAATATTGGGATTGGAAAGATAAAGATAATAGTTTTAAATTTATATATAGTGATTTATCAGACATTGTAAATTTAAAAACTTTACATGAAATTGATCCATCCGAATGGTGTCCTATTGGTACTATTGAATTTGTAGAAAAATATATTAGAACATATTTTGGTGATGAGGTGGCTAATAAAACACTAAAACCACTAAATGTTCCTGAATGTTTTTTAAGTAATAGTATGAATCTAGGTAGAGCTGTAAATAATATAGTACTAGATGAAACTAATACTGCTTGGCATATTTTAGGCGGACTCTATGCAAAAGATAATGAAAAAATAAAAAATCCTAAGAATGGTGTTTATTTTACATTAGATGATATTAGAAGAGCCGGACTTAAAGATGTTCAGATATCTAGTTTAATACCGGATGATCATATTTCTTCTGAATGGAGAGTATTTATTCATAATGGAGAAGCTGTAGATATAAAAAACTATTCAGGTAATCCATTTGCATTTCCTAATAAAGAGTCTATTGATAGTTATATATATCAATTAAATGGCTTACTAAAAGAGGGAACATTAGATGTTTATGTAGATGAAATAGATGGTGATACTTATGTAATGGAATGTCATAAGTTTTTTAGTTGTGGATTATATGGATTTGCACAATTAGATAAATTACCATTAATGTATTGGAGAACTTACAAAAATTTAATTAAAGATGAAAGAATTTGAGAGATATTGTACAGAAGAGCAAATAAGATTAGCTTATTCTCTAGGAGCACAACTTGATTTACTTGATCCAGAAAATAGTAATGGAGTTATAATAGACGATAAATGTTTTGCTATTCCTACTATACAACAAATGAAAAGTTGGTTAAGAACTAAAGGTATTTATATAATAGTCGATGAAATGCCTGATGGTAATATATATTCCTGGATAGTAGTAGAAATTGAGTCTGATAATGTAATTGATGGACGATCATTCGAATATAATGATGCCTATGAAGATGCAATTAGTGCTGCATTACAAGGATTAAAAAATACTAAGATTTAATAATATGCATAAAAGTAATTGGACTTTTGGAAATAGTAAATTAGATGTAGTTTATGCTATAGCTCATTATGAAACTAGATTATATACTTATAAATATCAAGTTATAGATAAAATTATAAAAACTACTAGAACAACACCTGAATGGAATAGTGGTGGTAAAAGAACGATAATAGAATTAAGCCTTAAAGTAATTGAGTATTGTGGAAAACCTTATGATACAAACCATATAGTTAATATTAAGGTGAATTCTAAATATCCAGTTTATTGTGAAAATAATGTTACATATTGTTGTTCTAAGTGTACTTTTGAAGAATTTATAGGATATGAGAAGCGAGATCTTTTGAATTCATTAGCTCTCTGTGACTTTTTAGTTAGCCCAAATAAAGGATTAAAAACCGTAGGTATTTTTGAAGATGCTAAAACTGGAGATCGATTTGAAACGATAGATGGTAGAATTGCACATTATCTTTTTAAATTTTATGCAAATAATAATCCAAATTTAGAATTTCATCATATTTATATTGAGGGAGAAACTAGTACATCATCCTATAGAAAAAGTGGAGAGGGTGATGGACATAATAGACATACTCCAAAGATAATAAGAAAATTATGAAGAAATATAGTTTAGAAGAGTGTATTTCAGAAGATATTGGAAAATCTGGAACACATAAGCGTCTTATATTTGAAGAAAAAGTTAAACAAAAAATTAATAAAAAATATGAAAACAATTGAACAACGAGCTGAGGATATTAAAAAGTTATTTCCAGAAACCCCTCAAGCTGCTTATGAGGCTGCAAAAATAGCTGCACAAGAACAAGAAGAGGATGATTTTGAAAAAGCTTGGAAACTCTTTGAGCATTATGCAACTTATTATCACCCAAGAAAAGAAATAAGAGTTTGTACAATGACTAAAGCTCAATTTAGAGAGGCATTTAATAAAACAATTATATGAGTAACTTTGATCTAATTTGTATTGCCGTCTTTATTATCGCATATATATCATTATTTATATATTGTGTTAAGAGAGATAAAGCTTTAAGGAAGAAATTTTATAGTCTTAAACCAAAAGATCAAATCTTTATCAAATCAGAGATATTAAGTAACCTAGCTAAAAGAACTGTTTATATTCCTGGTAAAATAACAAAAATAGACAAATTACCTATGAATAAAACATATGCTTGGGTAAAAACTTCAGAAGATACTTATTCTTTTGACTTTACTTATGTTTCATCTAAATATGTTATTATACCATGACAGTATTAGATATATTGAGTCCTGATATAGTAAAATATCGAAGAAGAGAAAAATCTAAACACTTTTATTATGCTAAGTATCCTAATGGTGATTTTTTTGAAGGATCAGGAAATGGGACTCCAGTATTTTTTAAAACAAGGAAAGGACTATTAGATAACATACTTTGGCATGCTAGAAATATTTGGCATAGTGAACTTCAAAATGAACTTGAAGGTATAAATAGTGAAGAAGAACTATTTAATGAAATTATAAAACATATAGAAATAATTGAATTATGAATGATAATCAGTGCAATATTTTCAAAGATGCTAAGTTTGGAGAATTATTTCAAACTTTAGATAATCGCCCCGCTGTTTTAGTAGGTTGGAGTCAATATATGGATAAAGCAATTCTATATATAAAAGAGCGAGATATAGAAGATTACGGTTTACATCAATATAATCTTGATGGAACTGAAGAATCTGGTAATCATAACTTAGATATAATTTATAAACTATGATTTGTTTAATTATTTTATTACTATTTATCTTACTAAAAATAGCAGGTAAGATAGATTGGTCATGGTGGATTATAATATTCACACCATTAATAGGTTTAGGTATTTTAGCTGCATTAGGAATTTTGTCTTTTTTACTTAATTTCTGGTGGGTTTTTATAATACTAGTAGCCATATGTTTTATATAAAGCGGATGAAATATTCCGTTTTTGTTTTCTTCAATTCCTTATAAATATATGAACAATAATATTTATTTAGATTACGATAAAGTTAGAAAAGTTATTGATAGTTGTAATGATACTAAATATTTTGCAGCGACTCAAAAATATCTTCATTTATTTTTTAGTAAGTGGTCTAATAAAAAAGTAGAATTTGAACTACTTCATAAATTAGATATTGACTTAAAAAATAAATTTTTGATTAAAGCAGCAAGTTTAAATAAAAGTTCTTCTAATAAGCAAAAAAGTATGAAAGAAAGGCTAGAGAATTTTTTTAATAATATGTCAGAAGAAGAAGCTAAAAATATGTATGAAAAAATTACTCATGAATCTTTTTATACTAGATGGATTGAAAGAATTCATAAACTTAGTATAGAAGACCGTAGTAAAATAATAGATAAAGTAATTATAAAATATTCATCTAAAGAATATAAAGAAAGGGAATATAAATGTGGGAGAGAACCTGAAGAAAGACTATTCGCATTATTATTTAAATATGCAGAAAAGTATGGTGAACAGACTCAGGAATCCCAATCTCATTTCCCAGAGTTAGCTTATAAAATTGATAATATGTATTTCATAAGCTTAATGCAAGGTCAAGGTTGTTCTTATAAGTGTTATAAATTATGATAAAAGAAGATTTAGAATTAGCAAAAAAAGAGGCCGAGATTAGATTTAAAGATCATTATTTAGATTTAAATGATTTCAATATTGCTAGTGTAGAAGCCGTTAAGACTGGATCAGTAAAATTAACTGAACCTGTCTATCAAGATTATAGTGGTAGAAGGAATGATTTTATTGAAGGTGCTAAATGGATATGTTACAATCCACCATCAGGTATGATTGAAAGGTTTGAAAAATTATCACTGGCTTTTTATCGAGAAGAAATTTTTGGTAAATTTGATGATAAACCAATTACTTATAAACCTGATGGATCTGAAGAAACTTTAGGTGAATTTAGAGTTAGGTGGATCCAAGAGCATTGGAATGAAAATATTAATCCTGAGGATTAATTCTTCAGTATTTTTTTACCGCCTAGAATCCATTTTTATCCTTATAAATAGAAATAGAAAATATGGATTACAAAAATTTAACAGAAGAACATTTAGAAGAGCATATTGATAAATTAATATCTATAGCTGATTCTATCGAAGTTGGAAAAATAACTATATTAACTGGCAGTAATGCATCTGGTAAATCATTAATCAGAAAATTATTACCTTTTAGTATAAATAGAAGACTTGGTTTAAATGAAAAAGAAAGGTCTGTTTCTAGTATATCAATGCAATTACGTACTGAGTTAAAGTCTGAATGGGGTGCATTTAGTAGTATAACTCATGATATGCCTGAGGATTCCACATCACAAAGTACTATTTATACTTTAACCCGCTTATTGAATAATTTTAAAGATGATGAATCTAATAAAAAAGAAATTACTAAGAAATTTTTAGTAATAGATGAGTTAGAAATAGGAATGAGTAATGAAGTTATTTTAGGAACTTGTTTATATCTTAACGATTTACTTAAGAAAATCGAAAAGAATATTTATGGTGTTCTAATAATAACCCATTCCGAATTAGTAGTAAGATCTTTGGAACATTCAAATTTTATTAATATTGACGGTTTATCTGAAGAGGAATGGATACATCGACCATTAGTTCCAGTAATGCCTGAAGACTTAACTGAGTGGGCAATTAGTTTATATCGAGCTATTCAGAATAGGTCAGATCGAAATAAACAAAAGAAGGCTGAAAGGGAAGATAAATAATATCTTTTTAAAAACTGTAAAAATCTTATATATGTATGAATAAATTGAATTTTAAGATTACAGACGAATTGGATGGAATTTTAAGTAAAGCATTTGAATATGCTGCACAGTTTAAACAATTAAATATCTCTGTCGAGTCTATTATTTACTTCACTATTAAAAAATATACAACAACGAGTGATGGAAGTAAATTAGACGGTGATATATTATTTAAAACTCTTGATGAATTAGGAGTCGATGAAAAAATATCACTAGAAAGAGATTGTTATAAAGCAATGGAGCGTGCTAAGCAGCCAATCGTAATAGCAGCTAATTTGTATAACAGTGATAATATATTGTTATCGGATGTACTTGAAACTGCTTTTAAACGAGCTGAAGGTGCTGCTAGGTTACGAGAAGTTGTTGATGAAACGGATGATGTTGTTATAAATACGGAAGATTTATTTACAATGTTATTAACAGAAGGTCATATTGAGATCATTGGTCTTATGAATGATCGATATAATGTTACCCTTGATAAATTAGTTGAGGGTAGAATGGATAACATGGATAAGAAATTCCTAAATGACAATGGTGCTATTTTTAAAGAGAAAAATCTATTTACAGAAGGCTCACGAATAGATCCTAATATGAGTAAGGATGATGAGGATGAGCGTTTTGAAAGAGCAGGTCAACGAAAAACAATATCTTCTAAAAAGGTAGATCCTAATTCAAAAACACCATCATTGGATCAATTTGCAGTTGAAATGACTGCTAATGCAAAACAAGGCATTTATGATCCGGTAGTTGGAAGATCAAAAGAAATTGATCAAATTGTAGAAATCCTTTGCTGTAGAAAGAAAAATAATGCAGTATTATTAGGAGATCCTGGTTGTGGTAAAACTGCAGTAATCGAGCTTTTGTCACAACGTATTGTAGAAGGCAATATTCCAAGAGAGTTAAAGAATAAGAGAATTTTCAGCTTAGATTTGAATGCTCTTGTTTCTGGAACTCAATATCGTGGACAGTATGAACAGCGTCTTCAAGATATTATTAAAGAAGTCACTGAAAATAAGGATGTGATAATCTTTATTGATGAAATACATAACTTAATAGGTAATGGTTCATCAAGTGGATCTGGTGATGGAGCTAATATATTAAAACCATACTTAGCTCGTGGAGAATTCCAATGTATAGGTTCAACTACGGTAGATGAATATCGTAAGTTTATTGAAAAGGATGGTGCTTTAAAGCGTCGTTTTAGCCCGGTATTTGTAACTGAACCTACAATCCCAGAAACAATCGAAATATTAAAAGGATTATCAAAAACATATAGTAAATTCCATCACGTTTCTTATACGGATGAGATAATTACTAAATGTGTTGAATGGTCTGGAAAGTATATTAATGATAGATATTTCCCAGACAAAGCTATATCAGTTTTAGATATGGCATCTAGTTGCGCTAAGTTACGTAAAAAAGTCGATACATCTAATATAGATTTGTTGGATGATCAGATTAATAATTTAGTTCAGCAAAAGATAGTTGCCATTAATGAGTCTAGATTTGAAGAAGCTGCTCAATTACGTGATACTATTAATTCATTGCGTGAGGAGAAAGATAAACAGCAGAAAGAACTAGATAGTATGGATAGTAAAAATTTAGTTGAAGTTACTATTGATGATCTTTGCAGCGTTATATCTAAGACATCAAACGTACCTATCGATAAAATACGTAGTTCTGATGTTGCTAAAGTAAAGTCTATGAAAAAAGCTTTAGAAGATCAAATTATTGGTCAAGATGAAGCAGTAGAGCAGTTAACTTTAGCTCTTCAGCGTAATATTCTTGGTCTTAGAAATCCAAATAAACCTATATGTTCGCTTCTATTAGTTGGTCCTACCGGTGTTGGTAAAAGTTTAATATCAAAACTAGTAGCCAAAGAGTTTATGGGTTCTGAAGATAGCTTAATTACAATAGCTTGTTCAGAATATATGCAAGAGTGGGCTGAGAGTAAACTTCTTGGCTCTGCACCTGGTTATGTTGGATTTTCAGATTCAGAACCACGTCTATATGTACTTAAAAGAAAACCTTATAGTGTATTACTGATTGATGAGGTTGAGAAGAGTAATTCTAATCTTTATAATATCTGGCTTAATATGCTAGAAGAAGGTGAGATTACTTTGAGTACTGGAGAAAAGGTTAGTTGTCGCAATTCAATTATCATCTTTACCGGAAATGTAGGAACTAAAGCTTTAGCCCTAAAAGGTAATGGTATTGGTTTCCAGCAATTAAATAAAGATGATAAAAGAAAGGCTGACGTAGAGACTGTAATGAAAGAGGTTAAGAAGGAATTTAGACCTGAATTCTTAAATCGACTTTCTAAAGTTGTAGTATTCAATAGTTTGGGTACTGAAGAATTAGGTAAAATTTTCTATCTTGAGCTTAAGAAATTGCAGGATAGACTTTTAGAGAATAATGGATATACTCTAACTGTTACTGATGCGCTTAAAGACTTTATAGTATCTAAGTGTGAACCTGAATATGGTGCAAGATCTTTACAACGTTTACTTGTTGAACATATTGAACAGGAGATTTGTAAAGTAATGTTGGATCAGGATATAGAGGGTAAAAAGAATATCCAAGTAGATTATATTGATGAAAAAGTTAATATAATCTTCAGCTAAAATAATTATAAGAGTAGTGTAAAAGCTGCTCTTATTTTTTTTTGAAATAGCCAAAACTCTTCTCAAATCCCCTCAAAGACTAATAAGTGAAAGACAAAGAAGTTCGGGCTTTTTTGTCACGTGAATTAATGGAAAATAATAATAGAATCAAAGAACATGGAAGATGATTATTTGTTAGGCGATGATGATGAACTTGAAGAAGAGGGTTATTATCAGGGTAATGAAGATGATTCCGAAGATGAAGAGGAAAATGATGATTCCATTGAGCAAGAAGAGGAAGAGAAACCAAAAAAGAAAACTGATGTAGAAAAAGAATCAGGTGGTAGAATTACATCTACTGAAAGTTGGTTAATCTCTGCTTATGATGACATTGTTGCTGCTAATAAAAATAGTAGAGAAACTGCTATTGAAGATGCACTTACTACTATCGCATTGGCTTGTCCTAAAAATACTTCAGTTTATACAGCTGGAAATATGGTAAAGGAGATGTTACATAAGCAAGGTCACTCTCGTATGGTTAACTCTATTTATGTCCCAGATTCTCCACTTACAGGAGAAGATGTAGATATAGATTTTGTACTAGAAGATGACTCCGGTTTTAATAAAATGTTTGCTCAGGAAGCTAGAGATCATATTGCTCGCTTTATTGGCTATCTTGCTAGTAGAGATTTATCTAGGGACTCTGTCGTTTCAAGACGTAGAAAACAAAGACATATCCCGGCTCTTATTATTTATTTGTTCTCTTCAGGTATGTATGACCTTATTTTAAAATGTCCAACAATGCCTAGGGTATATGCAAAACAAATTGATAATGCATTAAGTAAAATAATAAAGTCAAAGTATGATATTGTAGAAGATCTTGCTAAACGATATGATGAATTAGGTAGACATAAAGTAGCGGAACGTGTACGAAAATTACAATTAGCCTGGTTTACTAAAGAACCTGCTGAAATTCGTACCTCATCTGAATACAAAGATCTTGATTTAACTTATGATGATGTTCTTGTCTATCGTGAGTATAGAAGTAAGTTTACAAATACTTCTAAAGCAATCACACAAGATGTTATTTCAGATTTAATTGAAGTAGTTATAGATGAAGATGCAGGAATTTATGAAAAACTAAAGGATAAAACCAGAGGTGAAGCAATTGCTGATGTTAAAGAAGTCTATAAGAAATGGTCTGCAGATAATGCAATGGATACCGATTTATCAAAGAAAATTATCTGGAATGAAATCAATAATTAATTTTAAAAAAATATGGCAGTATCACTAGAGTTATTAACAGATGAAGCTATTGTAGATTATTCAAGAAGTGATGGAGTTGATAGAATTCTTTTTGACTTCCGAGATCTTAATTTAAGCTTTGACGGAGTACATCCAGTTCCAGGAGGTGTTTACGACATAGATGCATTTGGTTCGCCTATAGCAGATAGATGTATTTGTGGTAAAATTCGACAACCCTCTCCAGAACCTTGTCCTAATTGTGGTGCAAGAGTATTTACTAGAGATGAAGCTTTAAGAAGATTTGCTAGAATTGAATTTCCTTTTTATTATCTAAATGATCTTAGATTTGATATCTTTAAAGACTTATTTGATGATATTTTTGAATCTAGTACGATTAAGTTAGATTTCTTAGGAGATGATTTAAAACGAAATGGGTATAGTGCAACCCGTGGAGGAAAGAAGTTGGGAATTAAAGTATTTGATTCTTGCCAATTTGAATATAATGCTACTAAAAAAGAACTAAAAATTACTGAGTTTATTACAGATGAAAGTAAATGTTCTTATGAAGGACTTATGGCAATTATCAAAAAACATTTTCCAGAAAGATTGACAGAATATATGAAACTAATAAATAGATATTATCTTGTGCAACCTTCCATCATGAGACCTTTTACATTAGGTTATAAAGATGGTAAAAAAGTAATGGGTTCACATAAACTATCTATTTGGTATAGTAACTTAATTAGATTGTGTTGTACTGAAGCTGTAAAGAGTAATGCGCTTAATTACAACTTAGTTATGTCACAGTTCAAAACACCAGGAGAGAGAGTACGATATACTGCATTATTACGTGCTTTAATTAATACTGGTAAAAGAGAAGCAACTAAATTATTGGAAACTTCGAAAGATAATTTAGCTCGTGAACTTTATTCTGTCCGCACTAAAAATTCAGCTAGATGTCCAATTGTTCCGTCTACTACCCTTGCAATTGATGAAATAGGTGTTCCTCGTAGTATAGCTTATGAAATGTGCCGCGAAGGATTTATTAAGAGATTACAAGAGGAATTGAACTTTACTTATGATGAAGCAAAAAAGGCAACTAAGTATGAAGCTCTTGACCCAGAAACTCAAAAACTGTTCCAAGAGTATGCTGAAAAACAATGCGTGCTAATATATTTCAATACTGGTACGTTAGGGTTAAATTCCCTACAAATTGGTAAACCCGAAAATGCCAATTCGAATTTTATGAATTGCTGGAACTTTAACGTGGAAGTTAAGGAATCAGCAGCTTAAATTTATTTTTAACTGGAATCTCTATTAATTAAAAAACAGACAGATATGATTATATTACGACAAAATTCATACTCTGATCTGACATTCAATAGATCAGAACACATGAAACAACTACATCAAGAAGGAAGATATAATGGTACCTCTAAGATTGGTTTGTGGAATGTATCTGATGAAAAGAGAGAAAGAATGAAAAGTATCCGTGAAAGAAATCTTTTAGATAAATCTTCTCACGGATATGGATCAGAGTATCATCAACGACAAGCTAATAGAACCTTACTCCATAATAAATTTCAAGGAGATAATGGTTATATTTATATGCTAGATTTTCCATCTAGTATTAAAGTAGGTTTCTCTAAAGACTGGGAAAGACGAACACAGAAACAAATTTTAGGTGGTAAAGTACTTCTTATTATTTCAGGACCTACATATGAACTAGCAGATTTAGAATTTGATACATTTATAAAATTCCAAAAATATACACAATTAGATGAATCCGGTACTAGATATACTGAATTCATGGATAAAAAAGAAAAAAGACAAGTTTATAATTTCTTATTACAAAAAACAAAAGAAAATAAAAACTTAAATTTAGAAGTTAAAAATTATATTTAAGCTCAAAGACTATGGATAAAACTAGTAATAGAAAATATAGTCTGTGGTTGAATTGAAATATATTCGACAAAACATGAGTTGATCGCCAACCATCATTGCACGAATATTCAATATTCTGTATGAAGCAAAGATTAGTTGACGATTATGCAATTCACTATCCAATTGCAGTTTGTGAGCCATTAAATGCCGATTTTGACGGCGATACCGTAGCCCTGCAGCTTGTTCCAGAAGAAATTGCAGAGGATACATATAAAAAAATGTCGCCTCGTTATGTAAATGTATATAAAAAAAGTGGAAAGCCTATATTTCCATTTAATCATGAAACTCTTAATGGTTTAGCAGTGGCAACAGAATATGTATTGGAAAATGAGGATGACTTAGAGAATCCAAAACATTTCTATACAGATTATGTTCAATTATTAAAAGATGTAGAGGTTGATAAGAAAATAAAAATAGGTACTCCAATTACATATACAGGCAAAATTGGAAATGTGAACTATAAAAGTAAAACAACAAGTTATGGTAGAATAAGAATTTCTAAAATATTGGATGCAGACTTAGAAGATCTTCATATTTTATCAGACCCATTTAAACGAATTGATGCAAAAGCCGCAGCGAAGTTATCAGCTTATTTAAATGGGCAAGAAGATGGTGTTGAGAAGAGAAGAGAATTACAAATATTTGCTCTTCGTGTAGTGACTTTAGCAGGTGTAGTAACATTTGACTATAAGACATTATATGTAGATACCAATACAGAACTTTATAAAGAAATTTGTAAAGTAGCTGACTCGAAGGAATTAACGGATCAACAGAAACTTGCAATCTTAACTGATAAATATGCTAAATACGAGAAAGAAATAGAAGGCAAATTTACAGAAGATTTAAAGAATGAATTGAATCGAGCTGGACGAGTTAAAATTTCATCAATATCCGCCTTAAACATGCCTCAATTGATTGTTTCGGGTATAGATGAAAAACCAGTTATTACACGTGGATCATTGTTAGGTTCATATGCAGAACATGACATGATATTACATAGTGTAGAAAATAGATCATTACAGTCTATTAAGCAAGGTGGTGTTTAAATATGAAGAATTGGAGCATCACTATCAAAAAGCAGAAAAATGCTGGGAATAGTGTGAAAAAGATATAAAATTTTTAACAATTAATCAGCAACTTATTATGAAATTAGGAAATGTATTGAAAGTTTTATCGGCTATTACTACCATTCTAGTTACAGCCGGCGAAGTATTAAAGCAAATAAATCATTATCAGGAGCTTAAGAATTCCGCCGCAGGGATAAAGAATGAAGACATTAAAGCCGAGTAGTAATGTAGTAATAAGATCAACGACTAAATATTGTAGGGATATATTTATTATCTCATGGTATAGTCTAATGAATTATAGAGATTATAATTCCGTATATAGTTTTAAAGGCTATATATGTCCTACTTCGGGATATTTAACAAGACAAATTTCCTTCGTATTAAATAATTTCGTTTATCATGAAGGAGAAGACAAGACTAATGAAGGTTTATTAATTCCTCGTTATAAAGCATTAGGAAGAACTGCACCAAATGGAAAAGTTTATCCTAATACTCCGATAGCAAAAGGAGATGAAAATGATTTAGTTCCTGTTCGTTCTATAGTTACAAAAGTAAAAGGTGACTTGAATGTAGTGACTCCTGATTTAATAGGTCATCGTCCAGGTGTATCTGATTTTACTGATGGAGCTGCTATTGGATTATCTTTTGCAACAAGTTTTACAGAAGGTACTACACAAGCTGCATTAGGATTAAAACACGGTGGTCATGAAAGAGTTTTGGATAAATCTGGTTATTTAGTAGCAGATAAACCATGTACTTTTAGTGAAGAAGGAAAGTGGATATATTTAAAAGTTAGAGGCGCTGAATTAAAATATCCACGTCCAGATAATCTTGTAACTTTAGGAAAAACAAAATTTGAAAAAGGAGAAAATATTTGTGTTGCATATAATACTAGTTCACCTATTGTAAAAGTAAATACATTAATTAATTTAATGAATGCAAAAGGTGGAAATGGAACTAAATATTTTGAAAAAGAAACAATTAATGTAGCAGATTGTTATGCATATGATGATGGTATAATTAAATATACAGAAGATAATAAAGGAGAGATTCATGTATTTATTGGTAATCAAGAATATCAATATAATCCAAGAAGTATGTATTATTTTCCAGATGGTGCTCAGGTTCATAAGTTTGATAAGATTTGTTCTGGTGTAGTTAATATGAGAACTGTATCAAGTGTATTAGGACCAAAGAGACTAAATGATATATATTTAATTTTCCGTAAGCAGATGTATACTTTAACTGATGATGGATATATGAAGACTGGTTTATCATCTTTAGATTCGACTCCAGAAGAAATTATTGAGTTATTGTTTGTAGGTTTAACTAAATTAACTTATGGACCTAAAGATAAATTAGAGGAAATACAATATCAAGGTGCGGGTCAATCTGTGTTAAATAAAAAATCATTCTATACTGTTTTGAGTTATGGTTATAGTTCTAAAATTGTTGATAAAGCACTTAAGGGAGATGTAGATCTTTCTGGTGATGTGATAATTAAATGTTGTCCTAAATTAAATAAAATTAAAAATTACTATATAATGAATTATAAAAAAATATATGATGATTTAATGGATTCTAGAAAGAAAAGAGGTTTAGATAAATCAAAATTAAAAGGAGAGTATTATGAAATTCACCATATTGTACCAAAATGTTTAAATGGTCCAGATACAGCTGATAATAAAGTACTATTAACGGCTAGAGAACATCTTTTAGCACATATACTATTATCTGAAATTTACCCAGATAACTCTAAGTTATTATATTCAATTCTTGCTTTGACAAAATTTGATAAAACATTAAATAGAGGGAAAGATGTTAAATTCGTTGCATTAAAGAACTCAAAACTAATTGCAACATTACGAGAAAAAGCTTATTCTAGATCTAAAATCGATAGATCTGGAGAAAATAATCCGATGTATAATAGAAAACATACTGAAGAGTCAAGAAAGAAAATGAGTGAACGTGAGCTAGGAGAAAAACATTGGAATTATAATGGACATTTAAGTGAAGAACATAAAGAAAAAATACGAAAGTCTTTAAAAAATCGTAAAAGACCTAAATTTACTAAAGAACATTGTGATAAGATTTCAAAAAGTAGGCTAGGTAAGTTTACTGGCGAAGCAAATCCATTTTTTAATAAACATCATACTGATGAAGTAAAGAAACGCTTAAGTATAAAAAGAAGGGAGCATCTGGATTTAGTTATTGATCCCTCTAATGAAATACTTTCAGTAGTAGAAATGGCAAAAAAATATTTAGTAAGTTATAGTACGATTGTCTATTGGATAGAAAAACATCCAGAAAAAGGCTTTAAATTTTACAAGAAGACTAAACGAAAGAAAATTATTTAATTTAGAATTTTAGGAATTGCTGGAACTATTTAATATAGAATCAGCAGAATAACTTTAAATATATGTTATTTTCAAAGACTATGTATGAATTTTAAAGATATAGTCTATAATATACAGATATGTATATTTTTTAAAGGACGGAAACAATTTTGGGCTTGCTCATGAATGATAAACTTGATGAAAAATAGATATGAAGATTGAATTTGATTTACCAAGATTTGAGAGAGAATTAAATATCAATATTATTATCCGTAAAGATGGTGAGGTAGTTTATTCTACTTCATCGTCTTCGGGTAGTTTAAATGAAAATACTGTAAATACTCCGGAAATGCCTGTTGTGGATGATAGGAAGAAAGAGGAAATTACAGAAAAGAAAGAAGTTCAGTTAGAGTCAAGACCAGTAAGAAATATAACTGGTAACATGATGAATATGGACTTTTAATACATATACAAGGTGATATAAATATGAACGATCATTATTTTAAAATTACGCTATCATATGAAATTCCCTATAATATATTAGACAGTAAAGATCCAGATGTAATAAAGGCTAGAGATATTTTATATACTAGTTTGAAAGATAATATTCCAGATAAGTATGAAAGATTCTCAGTTAAGTTAGTATTATATCAGTTAAAAGATACATATAATTATTTAGTTACTTATGATGCATTTTTTAGATGTAGAAGTGAAAAGGTAATGAGTGAATATGTAGAAGCTAGAGATTTAAAGGATAGTATTAGAAAAGATATAGAAGAATTTTTTAACACGGTAGATTGTGAGTATAAACAATTAAATATTAAAACACTATTGTAATGAGTAATTTTAACGAATATTTTAAGAATCATGGAGCTAAAATATTAGTATCGAGATTTTTAAATAGTGCAGATCAATATAATCCTAAAAAGAAAATAACAGATCTAAAATTTCATATAGTAGAAGAACCAGAAAAACCAGCATCTTATTTTATTGAGAATGGTTTAACTGCATCTCATAAAGTTAAAATTGAGTATACTATAAATGATGATCCAGGAATTTTAGAATCTGAATTTGAAGTACCTAAAGAGATTGATGGTGCTTTTATTATAGAGGGTGCATATCGTATCGCAACTAATAAATTGAATCCAGATTATGATTGTCGTATTAAAATGTCAGGTTCAGGTGAGTATATTATTAACTTTGACTATGATAGAAGATATGACATTAAAACTAAGATTCTTAAAGTAAAAAGAACAAACTTTGAAACAGGATATTCAGAAAGAGCCATAGATATAAAATATGACGACATTGATACTGTTACAGGGGAGAAGAAAGAATTATTGAAACTTACAGAACGACAAAGTAAAAAGTTTCAAATAAAATTAGATCTAGACTATAAACCAGAATATATTACCACTCAACTTATTCAGGAATGTCTAGCCTTTGGAGATGATAGATTAAGAGATTTAATTATTGATAAAACTATTGACTCTGTTCCTACCGGCTTTATGCAGTTTATATTTAAGAGCAATAATAGAAGAAATTACTATGGAGCTCGTAAACAAATACAAAATTACTTCATGAAACAAGGTAAGTTACAGGATCAAATAACTTCAATAACTCGTCTCTCATATAGATTCTTTAAAGGAACACAAGAAGCTACTGCGGGTGATTCTAATGTGCAAGTACCACCCGGAATAAATGCAATGAACCTTGGAAGTTTAGGAGCAAAAGTAACTATTCCAAAGACAACTGCATATAATGAAAGCTTGAGCGATCTTATAGATCTCGCGGATTAAATAAGAGTAGTCCGAGGAAATTAAAATTTCCTAAGAACTTTGAGAATTGCTGGAACTATTAATATAGAATCAGCAGTGTAATTATTTTAATTAATATATAGATAATTACATACAAAGACTGTGTGCAAAGATAATAAAGATACAGTCTATCAAGATATTTAGATTTGACATATCTTGAATAAATGACTCCGATTTTAATTGGTCGCCATTGAAATAAATGGAAAATTATATAAAAATGCTGGAAACTAAATTTAATAGTAATCAGCAGTATAAATATCTTTAATAAATATTTTATATTCAGAGACTATGTATATAATCTAATATAATTTTAGAGTGATATAGTCCTAAGATATATTTTAAGTATATCTAATAATGCAATCAAAACACAAATATTCAAAACTCATTAACAGTATCGGCACATATTACTGATGATGGAATATTATTTGATGTATATGACAAAGAATTTAATAAGATAACAATACAATATTTAGATTATCTTAATTTAAAAGTTTGTGCATCAGAGTTTGTTGATTATAAAGAAAAGAAATTAAAGCCCAATGAGAATGGTGAGGTAGAAGTAAAGTATAGATTGAAAAGAAAAATGGTACCTGTAGAAGAAATTGATTTAATTGATTTACACCCAGATTACCGTCTTTCTGAAACAACTAGAAGAATACCTTTTATCTCTAGTACTGACTCTGTGCGAATCTCAATGGGCACCGGAATGCTTAAACAAAGTATACCTCTAGTTAATGCACAGAGACCATTAGTTGATACTGGTAATAATGAAGAGCTTAGTAACAATATTCTTAGTGAAAAATTTGCTTATGAGAGTGGTAAAGTAAAGCGAATAGATGAAGATAAAGTTGTTATTGAGTTACCGGATAAGACAGAGGTAGATGTATTAAGACGTAGTGCAATACAATCTATGAATGATGTTTGTGTTTATACTGAGCCAAAAGTAAAAGTAGGTCAGAAAGTCAAAAAAGGCGATGTGATTACTGGAGCTGTTGGTTTAGAGAAAGACACATATAAGATGGGATTAAATACGTTAGTTTTATTCTCAGCGCATCATGGTTTAGTAAATGAGGATGCACTTGTCGTATCTGAATCTTATGCAAATAGAATGGCTCACTATAGTATTATTGACTTAAAAATAAATGTTAAGAATAGCGCATCATTAAAATGGTTAGCTCCAATTGGCACACAAGTTAAGTCAGGTGATAGTGTAGTTACTTTATTTAAAACAGTAAGATTAGATGAAATAAATAGAGCTCTTAATGAAAAATTAGGTGGATTATTTGGTGAAGAAGGAAAGGATTTAACAGAATATACGGTTGAGGATTATTTAAAAGTACCGAACAATATAGATGAGGCTTATGTTTCTGATATTATGGTTCAAGAAATGAAGAAACCAAAAGTACCTAAAACTGAAAAGATGCCTGACTTTACTTTTGCTAGACAATCTGAAAAAGTAATTAAAGAGTATAATGATAATAAAAATAGAAAAGTAATATACGATAAATTTCCTGAGTATATTGCTGCGGATACTTTAGATCCAATTATTATGAATCCAGATGAGTATAAGGTAGTTTATACCGTACGAGTTAGATTGATAAAACGTACTACTCTTATGGTAGGATCGAAAGTTACGAATAGATCAAATAATCCAGGTCTATATAGATTAAGAATTGCTGGAACTATTAATATAGAATCAGCAAAATTTTATAAAATTTATTAATTATAGCAAAGATGAATTATAAAAAAGTATATGACGATTTAGTAGAATCACGTAAATTTAGAGGAGTTATAAAGAGAAAAGGGGATGGATTAAATAAACATCATATACTTCCTAAATGTTTAGGTGGAAATGATAATAAAGATAATTTAGTATTATTAACTTTTAAAGAACATATAATTGCGCATCATTTATTAACATTTATTTATCCAGACAGTAATGAACTGTTATATGCATATTTACGAATGATTCAATCAAGTCATAGTGATCGTAAAGAAAATACCTATAAATTAGATGAAAATGGTAATAAAATTCCTTATAGAGTTTCATTAAAATCATTAGAGGAATTGAGAGAGAAGAGTATAGATTATTTACGTAAATTAAATACTAATCGAAAACATTCAGATGAGACAAAAAAGAAATTATCTGAATCTCATAAAGGAAAAAAAGCTTCACAAGAAACGAAAGAATTATTAAGTAAGATAAGAAAAGGTCATATTTTAAATGAAGAGTCTAGGAAAAAATTGTCAAATTCTAGAAAAGGAATTATATTTTCAGATGAACAAAAACAAAAATTAAGTGAGTCTAGAAAAAATATAAAGATAAAACAATCGGCAATTGATAAAATATCTGGCTCGAATTCAATAACAGCGCGTCAAATTATTGGTCCAGATGGAAAAGAGTATGGGACGATGGATGAATGTGCTAAAAATAATTCTGTATCTAGAGGTACTATATATAATTGGCTAAAATTTCATCCAGAAAAAGGATTTAAATATAAAGTAGATAATTTTGATGTATCAAATAAAATAATAGGCCCTGATGGAACGATATATAGGAGCATTACTAATTGTGCAAAATTATTACATAGATCTAGACATTATGTAGAAAGATTACTATCAGAAGAAGATAGTGGATATAAATTAATAAATAAAAATTAAAATTTTCAACGACTGTGTACAATTTGAAAAAGATACAGTCTAAATTCTAATACAAAATTAGAATATAAATTTGATGGAGGAAAAGGTGTTATATCTGCTGTAACCCCGGATGAAGAAATGCCTATAATGGTAGATGAGTCAGGAAAGCAGCGCCGTGTTGAAGTCGTAATGAATCCCTACAGTACTATATTTTATATATGTAGTAATAAAATTTCACTAAATGCTGGAAAGATGAGAAATCAAATCAGCAACTTAAAAAAAGTTCAAAGACTATAGGCGAAACTCTAGATGAGATAATATAGTCTAGCTAATATAGAAATATATTAGATAAGTGTAATCGTAAAATCGCAGGTGTTTTAGTTGAACAAGAACTAGGAAATATCTGTCACAAGTTATATGATTTAGTAGAGGAATACAAAACGACGAAAACAGGGCAGAAGAAGATAATGCCTTTAATAAACAAGTACTATCCTGGTCGTTATGATAAAATGGATGTAGAAGAATTTATAAAGCTTCACAATTCAAAACCTATAGAAGAAGTATATTATTTCAATGTAGGTTGTTTTTCAGACTATACGCCAGAGAAAGTAGATAAGATGATGGATGAGCTAGGACTTAAATCACAAAATAAAATTCTAGTTCCAAAGTCTACAGTAACAGATCTTAAAGAGTTGAAGGATAATTTACCAGAAGAAGAATATGAGAAAGTAGTTAAGGATATGCAGGGAAAGTTTATACCTGTAGAGAAAGAATTACAGTGTGGTTATATGACATTAGAAGAATTATATCACATTCCATCATATTCTAACAAAGTAACTACCTCAATGTACTCTAGAGATATTAGTGCAAAACGAGATGAGCCAATATTGGGACGCGGTAGATATCGTGTAACTGGGCAAAAGATCGGTGAAATGGAATTGAGCGTTTTATTGAGCAGGAATGCGAAACAATATATTAACGCTGCCAGACAAGATTCAGCTAGAGAGGATAACCAAACTTTCTTAAATAACTTACTAGGACTTGGGCTTACCGTAGTTGATAGTAAAGGATTTAATCAAGGAGGTTCTGATTTAAAAGCTAATCTTAATAAAATGAAAGCTAAATTTAGACTTAAGAATCAAAAATAATAAAATATGGATACTAAAGATGTAATGAATAGTTGTCTTATGTGGGCAATGAATTTAGATGCACCAGTTGATTTCGGATCTATATTTGATTATGATGATTTGAAAGATACTGGTTTAGAGTTTGATTCACACATTACCTTATTATATGCACAGGGGAAAGAATTACCAAGAAAAGAATTATTAGGAGATGTAAAAAGTATCTTAGGTTCTGATTTTGAAGATTTTATTAACTTATGTAAAGGTGATCATGAGTGTGGTGTATTTACTATGTTTGATCTTGGTATGTTTGAGAATGACAGTGATTATATAGTATTAAAGTTGAAGAAAGATAGTGAAATATTTGATATGGTAAATATAATAAATAAAGGTTTGCGTATTAAGTATGGAGTATCTTCAGATTTTAGTGAATATAATCCTCATATAACATTAGCTGAATTACAACCAGGAACAGCTAGAAAGTATATAGATTCTGAGACATTGAAGTTAGTTTTAAATGACTCTTATATTAGTTTTGAGGACCTAGTATTATCTTATGGTACTGATAATGATGTAGAAGATAGAAAACAATACTATCTAACATCATTTAAGAGTATTGATAGATTTTTTAGGATAGAGGAATTAAAGAAGTCAGATAAAGAATTAAGATCTATGTTGAAAGATTAAAAAATAATAAGGGAGTAGTCTAGAGAATTAGAACTTTAGACTATATCCCTTTATTTTTCTTTTTCTCAACATAAAATCCAATTCTTAAAACTTACTTCTAATATTTAATCCTATATTCCTTATTATTGAAATGAAAAAGTTACAGAAATTAATAAGAGAACAATTAGGGAAAGAATTAGTAGTGGATGGAAAAGAGTGTTTCATAGTTAGTGTTTATCCAAGCAGAAAACCTGAATGGGTAATGCTAAAAGATGAACTAGGTATAAATATTTCTTGGGATGATGCAATAAATCTAAAATTACCAGAAGGATGGAAGATACCGAGTAAGAAAGAGTTTGAAGAGTTTGGTAAAAATATAGCTTTTCTTAGAAACTCAGAAGACTCAAACTTTTCTACGGATACTTTTGGTTTTTACTTATGGAGCTCATCTAAGTTTTCTGGATATTTTGCTTGGTACTTAAATACTAGCGATGGTAATCTAGACTACTACAGAAAGGATGGCCATGACATTGACCTACGAGTTCATGCTTTTAAGAAATTACCGTCTAATAATGTTTAAAACCCTTATATATGTAATGAATATAATTACCTTAAGAGAGAAGGAATTATTCATTATTTTATTTTTAATGATAAAATTATAAAGTTATGACAAAGAAAGAATTTTTAATAGAAGCATTAAGTATCTATGATAAAGATAGAACTATTGGTGAGATTTTATCCAGTCTTCAAGAAAGTAATGAAGAGATGATCCTGGATGGTAATAAAAGTATTAAAGTTCTTATTGAAGATTATGCAAAAACGAATGAAATACCTAGTCATATAAAAGCAAGGGTATTAAATATTCTAAATAGAACCGAGATATTTACAAAACAGGATTTTAACTTGTGGGTAGAGTCTGAAAAACTAGAAAGATATAAAGATTTAGGGAAAATATCTATCAGTTACATCTATGATATTTATAATTCTATTAACCAAGTGAATTAAAGGGTTGAAATATACCCTTTTATTTTTTACCGCCTAATAATGTTTTAAAGCCTTATATATGGAAATTTAAAAAACAAAATTATGGAAATTTTAGGACATCCAACTCTAGCATCGGAGTATAAACAGCTGCAAAACAAGCGATCTAAATTCTGTAAGATCGGATTTCCTCCGCAAACACAAGAGGAAAAAGAATTTCTGAACAAAAACAGAAAACTTCATGATCTATTATTTGATGCATGGAGGAAGGGTCAGATGGAAGCAATGCATAAGTTCTTCCATTTTGATGAAGAGGGAGATAAGGAAGAGTAAAATCTTCCTCTTTATTTTTTCTTCAAATTAATAAAACTCTCCCTAGTAACCTCACTCTCTTTATATATGTAACAAAATAAAATAACATATGAAGTTTTTAAGATCAAGTGTAGATATCCTAGGTCAAGAGCCTGGGATAATAGGAATGAAGAAACATATAGAGAGATGTTCAAGAATTTCATACAAATCTGAAGATCATATTACTGATGATTCTTATATTAAATTTATAAATATGTTACATGATCGTGGGCATTGGGCTTGTTTTGAATTTGGTACTGTTTATTTAAGATTACCAGAAGAAGATGCAGAAGTTCATGATTTTTATAGTAAGAATGAATTTAGTAAAGTAAGAATTGCAGAAGATCCAGAAGATAAAAAGTATTATTGGTATATTACATCAAATTATCGTGTTCTTTTAGAAAATAATAGAGAAGAAGACTTACGATATTGGTTTGATTCATGTGAAAATCATTATCATCGGGTTACTTCTCATTGGATTTGTTCACGTACTACAAGTCATCAAATTGTAAGAAATCGAGTTTATTCTTATATCCAGGAATCGCAGAGATATGTGAATTATGGAAAAGATAAATTTGGTTCAGAGATTACTTATATAATACCTGAATGGATTTATGATTTACGGAAACAATATGGAGCAACTATAGATCCAGTTACTTTTGAGCCTAGAGATTATATATTAAATTATGATGAAAATGAGTTAATAGATGAACTTTGTGGTATGAGTAAATTGGTTAAGAGTCGTTATAATTTCTGGAAAGCATGCGAAGATGAGTATTTATTTGAGGTTAATTTAGAGAATAATAAATTAAATCCAGAAGATGCTCGAGGTGTTTTATGCAATGATACTAAAACAGAATTATGTATGTGTGGTTATTTAGAGGATTGGTTTAAAACTCCACCTCAAAATAGTCCAGAGAAAATTGGATTCTTTTTCTTGAGATCTGCTAATAGTGCTCAACACGATATACGTAGATTGTCGAGAGAATTAGAAAGTCAGATGAGAGAAAAAGGATATGATAAATTATTTTAAAATTAATAGTTATGGTAAATTTAGAAGATTATAAAGATTATGCTGTATGTGTGTGCGGTGATGGTGGTGCACATTATTTTAAACTCAAGGAATTTTTATTAATTATGTCAGAAGGTGGACGTTGGTCATGGCCTGGAGAAGAAGAGTATGAATCAGCTGTAGAATTTAAGGATATTAAATTTAAAAAAGCTGTATTTGATAATTTAAAAGAAGATATAGCTAATAAGAAAACAAATACCTATTTTCCTCACGGTAGTGTAGTATTATTCTATTTTGACCCATTTACTGGGAAACAAATTCCTTGGAATGATATTCTAAATCAATTAACTATTTCATAATGAAGAAATATCATTATTACGTTTATAAAGATGGTCGATGTATTAGTGATTATAAAACTAGAAAATCGGCTGAAAAATGTGCTAGAGAAGTAGAAGGTGAACTAGCAATAGAAGAATTAGATTAACTATGAGATTAATAGAAGATTCTTTAGTATTAGCAAAAGATATTAAGGAAAATCACTTTATGAACTATCCTGAGTATTGTGAGACTAAATTATTGTCTTACTATGATGATGATAGTTTCTGTTATAAGTGTAAGAAAAGATTAGAACCATTAACTTATTGTGAGCCAGATTTTTATTATCAGCCTTGTTGGGATTGTTCTAATAAAAGAAAATCAGATAGAGAACTTGTAACTGAAGGACTTTTACGTGGAATTAGAGATTTTTATTCTAAAATTCTTGGTGATAGATATTTTCAATTATTTATAGTTGATGATATATATTTTAGAACAACATTTCCACATACATATCCAGTATTCAAGAAAGTTGTAAATTCATTAGATCCACCAAATCGTAATGATATTTGGTTTCTTGATTGGGTTCCTGGTTATCCTAAAATTATTTCTTTAGATAATTTACAAGGAATTAAGATAGTAAATTTGACAGATAAGTATGGTCAAATTGAATTAGATAAAGATGTGGTTAAGGTAGGTGATTATGAAGTTAGCATGCCAGAACCAACTTTATTTGATCCTCGACATCATACTCGTTATTCTATACTAAATAAAAATGGTGACAGGAAAAGTAAGAGAATGAAAATAGGGGATAAGTGTATTAGATTTTATAACACTGAAGATGATAATGTAAAAGCTATTTTTAAGATTACAAAAAATGGAGAAGAAATTGCTATTCGTAGTTTATCTCACCAAGACTTTGTAATTATAAAACTAGCTATGATGAGAAATAAGAATTTTTTAAGATTAATTTTTGATATTGTACAAGAACTATCAAAATCTATAGGTGTATTAAGAGATACTATTTTTCTAAAAAATTCTGTAATATTAGATCCAAAAAAATCTGATATTAGTGTGAATTTGATATGGACTCCTCTAAGTGATTATAAAATGGATAATAGTATAAATATTTCAATATTATGATTTATAAAATGAAAAATATAGGTTTAGATACTACAAATAATAGTTATAAACCTGATATAGAAATGGTAAAACAATTTAATTACATTCATACTAATATTTCTTCCAATAATGATTACTTATTTAGAGAATTATTAGAGATGGATGATTTTAAAGATACCAAATTAGTAACTACAATAGATTTTCTTGATAAACTAGAAGAAACTTTAGCTAGTCATATCTATTTTATTGGAGGAAAACCTATTGATATATTGCTAATTGATTCTAAATGTGATATAAATACATATAAAGATAATATTAAGGCAGTAATAGAGAAAGGTATTGTAAAGTCTGTAGGTTTAAGCAATCCAGATAAAATTGATACTATTTCTAAATTTATTAAGATGTTTAAGAATGAATTTGCGGGTATATCATTAAATTTATGTCCATTAAATTTTAATTTTGATATTATTCAATGGTGTAATAAGAATAATGTATATATCTTTGGTTTTAATTCATTTGGTGGTAATATATCTTCAAATTTAGTTATAGAAAGTTTTACTGTACCATATCTATTAAATTTTGCATCAGTATATTGTGATATAGTATTTTTATCTGGCCGCGATTTAATAAGAGCAAATGAAGATCGTGTATATTTAGGACAATTAGTTGGGAAAGAAGTAACAGATAACAAAATATATGAACTAAGGAAGTCAGTGGATAAATTAGTAAAACCATTAAAAAGAGTTATTAATATGTCATTAGTCGTAGAAAAAGATAAAATAGTATTACCTTATTATACACCAAGTGATATATTTAATCCTGAGGAACTATATTTATCTTTAGAAAATAAAAAATTAAAATTTGAACCTATGAAAGAAGAAGATAAAGATGAAATTATAGGTTTAAGTGAAAGTTTTTTACTTAGTTATGTATTACCTAAGGATAGTAAATCAGATGAGGATATTTTAGCATCAATTAAACTTAAGTATCTAGGAATGTTATCTATACAATATCATACAAACTTTAGCTGGTATACTAAATTAGCAAAAATAGATAATAATATTTTAGTAATATCTGCAGTTAAAGATAGAGTTTATAAGAGGATTTTTGGTCCTAATAAAGTAGTACAAGAAGCTAATCATTATATATTATGTTGTTATAATGGTAAAATTCTATTTCGAAAATTACAAAACGCAAGTCTTATACCCTAAGAATCTTAATATTGTAATGAGATTCCTGGGGTAATTTGAAATAAAATTATCTTAGGAAAAATAAAAATTAAAAATTTTAATAAGTTATGAGAATTTATAACGGAACAGATTATTTAGTAGACCTACCTTATGTAGGTAATCAAAGAATTAGTATTGGTGCTCACTCAGTTTCTGGAGATCTGGGAGCAAATTCATCTATGCTATCAACATTAGTTAGTGCTTATTCAACTGATGAAATGGCAATTATTGTATCAGGTCCTTTTGAATTAAATCTATGTTCATCTATTCCAACGGTTACGAATTATGTAGTTCAAACTTTGGAAGAAGCAATTGAAAGATTTTCTCCAAAAGTAGAGGAAGTTACTGAATCAATGCCAGCAATGGATTGTTGTCAAAAATCCGCTGGTATATGTGATGATGCTTGTTGCTGTGGTGCAATTATGGAAAGCTGTGATAGACAAGTTGAAAATGTAGAGCAGAAAATATCAGGCAAACATGTCAATGATAAAGTTGATACAACAGATTCATTAAGAGATTTAATGTCTCCTTCTGATGAGGAATGTGATTGTGAAGATGAATGTTGTATCTGTGAGTCCAATCCTAGTGTAGAAAAGTTACAAAAAGTAACTAGATTTGTAAAGAAAAGTAAATAATTTACTTTATTAATCAAGGAATCTCTTACGTACAATTAAACTGTATGTTTGGGATTCCTTTTAATTTATAAAATTATGGATTACAAAGAGGTTAAAACAAAAAGTGGAAAACGTCTAGTATTTTGTAATTTTGAGGAGCTACTTCAAGAGGCATTTAGTGTAAAAACAATAAAAGAAGTAGAGCCTTTTGCAAATGGAGATGAATATATATGTCACTGTCCATTTTGTAAAAAAGAAGGACATACAAAACATAAATTATATATAAAGACTGATTTAACTGTAGGTCACTGTTTTGTATGTGGTCGTGATTATATAAATGTTACAGATGAAGTTTCAGTATTTTTTAAAACACCAGATTTCTCAAAGTTTTTAGGACAGCCAGAATTTAATGTTGTAAAATTAGCTGAATCTAGTGAAAACCCAGATGAATGGACTTTAGATAAATTTAATTATGAGTTCGATGATTTTGATGCAAAAGGTTATAAATATCTTTTAGGCAGACATGGATTTATGAAAGATTTATATAAAATTTTGGGTTTTAAATTTGTAGATGGTAATATAGTGATGCCATTTAAGTATCATGGGGATGTTATATATTATCAAATTAGATTTAGTGGAAATAGTAAGATTCGTTATTTCTTTCCACCAATATCTGCAAAACCTCCATATATAATAGACCATGCTGTAGATAAACCTAGAATAATATTATGTGAAGGTATTTTTGATGCTATAGCTTTATTAATTATGGCACCAGATTTTATACCAATAGCATTAATGGGTTCTAGTGTATCTGACTATCAATTAAATTTTATTCGTGAGTATATTCCAACAGAGATTTCAATATATATGGATGAAACTGCAATATCTCAGCGAATAGCAACAAAGGTTAAGTCAGTTATAGATTATTGTCCTATCCGAATAATAAAATCAGATGGGCAAGATCCTGAAGAAAAAATGAAGGAATTAATAAAGGAAGGGAAAAAACTTCAATGTATAAAACCAATGAAGAAAGAATCACCCGTCCAAGTTAAATATAAACAGTTTGTAATATGATAACTATTTGGGTAGATAATGATTTAAAGAAAATTAAATTACAAACAGATGATTCTAGTGTAAGATATATGTTAGAAAGTTCAAGAGTAGAGCGACAATTTAAACCGTGGGAACATAAAATGGGGGACGTTAAAATTATAGAAAAAATCTATGATGAACGAAAAATAGTAGCTCATAATGGAATATATACATTTACTTTTGGGCTTGGATGGGGCGCATATCTTATTAATATATTCAAAAATTTTATAAGCCAAGAAGATTTTAATAATGTAGTAAATTCAATCGTAGCTACAGAATATAGGGATATACCATTTCCTGAGTTACGTGATTATCAAAATGAGGATGTATTACACTTATTAAAATATAAAGTTGGTTTATATGGGGTCTTCACAGGGTATGGCAAGACACAAGTTATAGCAACATTAGCAAATTATTTTTATAATATGGGAAAGAGTGTGTTGCTAGTTACTCCGAATAAGAAACCTAACGAAGAATTGACGAAAAGATGTAAAAAAGCATTTGGATTAGATATACCAAGTAAAGATCTTCGAATAAATTCAATTATAACAGCAGGTTTAATGAATAGATCTGAAGTTAAGAATCAGAAATTATTTGAAGCTTTACAACAACAATGGGCTAGTTATCAAGTCGTTTTAGTTGATGAGGTTGAATATACAATTAACCCTGGTGGAAAATTGCTATACGATAATCTTAAAGGTGCTGAACGATTTTATGGATTTAGTGGAACTGCTGATAAAACTGGTGGTGAATGTATATCTTTTATAAATGGATTGTCTGAAGTGGTAATGAGAAATAAAGATCTTGTTAAATATTTTGGGCCTAATCTTGTTTATAGAATGCCACTTACTCTTGATATTGATTGTATAAAGGTATTAACTAGATCTTTAGACTTTATAAAATTTGATAAGACAGATTTTGCAGAAGGAACAAATGTCTATATGAACGTTATGACAAAAATATGGACAAACCCTGATGTATGTAATGCACTAGTTAAAACAGCAAAGAAATTTCCAATGATGTATATACCAGTTAATAATTTAGCGAATATAATTTATGAATGGATTGACAAGTATTTTATTGGAAAGTTCAGAATTTTATTAATATGTTTTGAAGGTTATATATATTATGATCTTCAAGGAAATAAAACAAAATTAAAAGATCTAAATGAAGCATGTGAATATGTTAAAGATAAAAAAGTTGATATTATTCCATCTACTTCATCTGGATTTAGAGCATTAGATTTACCTGGATTAGAGAATATATGCTTAGTTGCTGGTAAAGTAGCAGGTGTAACTCTTCAATGTGCTGGGCGAACTGCTAGAGGTGCTCATATGAATATAATTAGTTTTCTTCCAATGTCAGGTAAAACTATTCCTGTATATTCTGGAGGAGAGCGTGAAAGAGATGAAATGATACATGATTATTATAAATACTGTAATATAACAGATTCAATTATATACGAAGATACATTATAAAAAAATTAATATATGGAAAATTTAGAGTTATTATATTCGTTTTTTAATCAGTATATTTTTAATACAGCAAAACAGAATATATCTAACATCGAATATTATTATCAAACCAATCCTAATACAATGACTAATCCACTTGTTAATGAATTGATAAGTGCTATTAAAACATATGAATTAGATGCAATTGGTTCTCCATTATTTAAGTCTATTTTAATGAGATGTAATAAGTCTCCTGAAGAAAGTGCTAAGATAATGGATGATATTAGAAGATGGAAATTATATTCAAAAGAACAAATAGCACCTGCAGCAAAATATTTAAGTGATATATGTGCAGCAGCAGTTTTACAAAAAGCAGGCCGTTTATATCAAGAAAGTCCAAGTGATTATCTAAAATATCTTAAAAATGTAGATTATCATAGTTCAGATATAGAAATATTTACTGCAACACCATTTGATAGAGTAGATATAAATACTATTATAGCAGATGAAAGTAAAGGTGCTATTTCAACTAATGTAGATCTAATTAATAGAGCTTTTGCACCACATAATGGGATAGAGCGAGGACAATTATTCCTAGTGTCAGCTCCTCCTGGTGTTGGTAAAACATTATTTGCAATGAATCTAGCATGTTGGATGGCTAGTCACGGAGAAAAAGTATTATATGTATCCTTGGCTGATATGAATATGAAAGACTTTATTGTGCGTATGGGTTCTATTGCATTTGGTATTCCATTTGCTAATGCTTATAAAAACATTAGTGGTATTTATGATAATTTAAAAAAGATGGTTGGGAATAATTTGGAAGTCTCAATCAATGCAGCTGGACAGGTTAGTGCAGATGATATAGTTGAGAAAGTTATGGCAGGAAATTATTCTGTAGTTTTTGTAGACTATGATGGAGTTATAAAAGGTGTTACGGAAGGAGATTCTATGTATAACACCTTTGGAGAAGTTTATAATACATTTACTAAGCTGAGTATGTCGGGTAAATTATGTATTATAGCATCTCAACCTAAAGTATTTGCTTATGATAAATTAATTGGATTAGCAGATATAGGAGAAAGTTCTAAAAAACAACAAGTAGTAGATGCTATCTTAACTATCTCTAATGTAAATCCTGACTGTCCAAATCATTTATATATTATGCAAATTCCTAAAGCCCGTCGTGGTAGAGTAGGAAGTAAAGCTTATGTTATTCGTTTAAGTAATGGTAGATTTAAAGAGATACCAAAAGGTGTATATGATCAGCTTCGTCTAGAACAAGAAGAGAAAGAATATACAGAGCAAGAAATAGATAATATGATTCATGCTTTTAATGTTCAATATGATAAGATTAAACAAAATACACAACAGATGATGAATAATATGGCTGCAGCACAAGGTCAGAATATAAATACATCTGGCTTAAAGAATCCATTTGGTATTTAATATGGAAAAGCATGAAATAAGTATAATATTAGGTGCTAGAAAAATATTATCTGTCAACGCTCTATATTCAGCCCGTCTTATATATACTAAAGGAAGACCATGTGCTACTATATATAAATCAGGAGAAGCAAAAAGAACTGAAGATTATATAAAGGAGCAGGTTAGATTGCTAGATATTCCCGTTAACTACCCTTGGGTGAATAAAGATACACTATTTAGAATGAATATAAATGTAATCTTTAACTCAGGATATTTAATGCGGGATCTAGATAACACTTAATAGTAGGGTGTTACAAAATATAAAGAATTGCTGGAAAGATATTAATATTAAATCAGCAACCAAAATAAATTTGGCTCAACGACTATATATTATAGTAAAAGATATAGTCTAAATTATATTTTAGAAATATAAAATAAAATGCTTAAATTAGTACAAGACGGATTATTTAGAGCAATGGAGTTAAATGATTCACACGTAGTTGAAATTAATGCAAAAAAGCAGTTATTTCCTGGTATACGTGAAGAAAAAATACTTATAAATTTAGTTGAAGTAGATAAGTCTGATATTAGATTTGATAATATTCCTAGTCCTCATATTATTTGGTGTGAAGAGAAACTTGATTTTAAACCATTACCAAAGAGAGGAAAAAAAGACGGGGTTATATATCAGACAGAGGATAAAGAGAAAGCAGATACTAAAATTTATATTCTTGATTCTGATAAAAAAGAGGATATTGGGCTTAATACATTTTCAAAGATTAGTTTAGATATAGTAGAAAATATGATAAACTCTAAGGGATTTGCATTTATTCTTATTATAGGAGATGCAGATTCTTGGGGTGATTGGTATTGGACAGATATAAAAAAATTTGAAGAGACTATAAATGAAATGACAAGAGTTTATAGTGGAATTAAAGCTATTGAATTAAAGAATAGAGAAAATTTAAAAGACTTACTAAAATGACGAGAAAAGAAAATTTAGAAAGATGTAAGAAATTGTTATATGAAAGTATAACGAATTATCCATTAGGTGAAGATGATTTTAAATATTTAACCACTGAAATTTTCCCGTTACATAAAAAGTGGGAAGAAAAATGTGGAGGAAATAAAGTAAGATCAGTAATAGTTCATAAGCATCCAGAGTATCATAATCTTTGTTTTGCTTTAGTTCTAGATAATAATACGATAGTAGATATTTCATTCTTAGAGTGTATTAATAGATCTGGTTTAGCAAAAGATATAAATTCGGCATGTAAATCGGCTATAAAAGATCTCGACCGTAATGAGAAAACTGAACCAAAAATAATTAAAGATTGGATTAAGACTTTCGATAATGAAGAGTTAACGGTCGGAAAATATTTAGCCGATGATATTAATGCCGATGAAAAAATATTTAGTAGTATAGAGATTATTAATAACTTTAGAGAATTTTATACTAGTCATGTTTAAAGTAATTATAGCTGGATCAAGAAGTTGGACAGATTATGATGAGTTAAAAAAGAAGTGTGATTATTTATTGAGTGAAAAAATAAAGAATGGAGAAAAAATTATAATTATATCCGGTCATGCTTCTGGTGCCGATCAATTAGGAGAAAAATATGCTAAAGAAAGGAACTTAGAGTGTGTTATAATTCCTGCTGATTGGGATAAGTATGGAAAACAGGCAGGTATGATAAGAAATGAGCAAATGGCAAAAGTAGCAGATGCATGTATAGCTTTCTTTTCAGCATATAGTGAGAATAAAGGTACATCAAATATGGTATGGATCGCAAGAAAATATAAATTACAAGTACGTGAAATTAAAGAGGAGGAATAAATTATGAAAAAAGGACAACAACATTTTACTATTTATAATAATATCTTAAATAGAGTTTTTAATATAAACGGTAAATTAACTCCAATCGTGCTAAAGGTAAATGAGAATACACATAAAGCTCAAAATATGTTAAATCCACGACCTATAACACAAAAAACTCAACGATTAATTATTACAAATTTCCCAAAAGTATTGTTAGATGAATTTGTAAAGACTAAACAAAATAATATAAATAATAACTTAATAAATATTGCAACAACTACATTAAAAAGTCTAAGATTTTCATGTGACTTTGATTATGATGGTGCAATGTGGGAATTATGTGATTGTTATGTAGAGCAAGATTCAATCAATAATTATGAGAAAACTGGTAATACTACTGTTGAATTATCTGGACAAATTAGCTTTCATGCATTAAATCTAAAATAAAAATAATAAAATGAAACCAAAAGTATATAAGAAAAAACCTGTTGAAGTAGAAACAATTAGATGGTTTGCAAATAATAATGAAGAAGACCTTAAAGATATAATTATGTTTATGTCTAATAATAAATTATCAGATTTCATAGAAACATCCGAAAATACTATGGAAACTGATGGATTTATTATAAAACGAAGACAAGAACCATTAGTCCCTGGTTATAATATTTGGATTAAAACATTAGAGGGCATAATGCAAGTTAGACCAGGTGATTATATTATTAGAGGTATTGCTGGTGAATTTTATCCTTGTAAACCAGATATTTTTAAAGAAACATATGAAGTAGAAAAAGTTGAAGAAAAAATAGATGGTTTAGTACAATAAGGGTTGAAATATACCCTTTTATTTTTTCCTTCCACAAATGTCTGAAACCCTTATATATGTAATGATAATAATTACCTAATGAAATTTTGTAATTTTAGGTATTTTAATTTTTTTTAAATAAAATTATTAACAATTAAAAATAATTATTATGGAAGTAAAATTGGAAAACTTAAGGGGTGATATTTTTATTGTCCCTAATGGATTAATGAGCGTTCGGAATACTATAGGTAGTTCCGAGGAAGATTCAAGAAGGCGTTTCGAAAATAATCGAAAACGTGTTCTAAAAAATATTTTGGATCACAAAGATTCAGAACGTTTAGTAGAAATCTGGGTATGTAGCCCAGAAAATGACAATTGGCATGACCATAGTTATATCCAAATATTATTGGGTAAAAAATATGGTCGAGATGAGGATTGGAGCGAATACTCCTTTCCAATGTACTTACCTATCGAATTTTTTGAGGGTAAGAAAGAAGGTAATGTCGTAAAATTAAATACGACATTTGGTGAGGTAGAACTCACCCTAGCGCAAACTAAGTATCGTTACCGTAGATTCGGTGATTTTGAATATTGTTTAAAAAACCTTATTAAGGTTGATGAGCAATTAGTAAACGATAATTGGGTATAATTTGAAAGGGCTTCGGCCCTTTCTTTTTCTCCTTTCCTTATATATGTTATGAGAAAATTATATTGTTATTCGCACAATGATTTTGATATGATGTGTGAAAAAGAAGGTTGGAATGATGATAATATACCGGATAATGCCGCCTTTATTTCAATTTGTGGTACACCTGATTGTCAAAAGTATTATCTAGGTGAGATTGAAAATCATTGGTTTAATTCTAGTCCACAGGTACTTAATTTAGATTTTGATGATATTTCTACAGATTCAATTGAGTGGCATGGACATATTTTTTATGGTTTAACTATAGAACAAGCAAGAGAGGCTGTAGAATTTATAGAAAGAAATAAAGGGAAGGATATTTATATTCATTGTCGTGCTGGTCAAAGTAGAAGTCAGGGTTTTGTGAGATACATATTAGACTGTTATCCTGAATTTAATTATGAGACTAGACAAGATAATCCGTGTAATACTCCTAATATCGATGTAGTGTGTAAATTAAAAGCTCTATTTAGAGAGTTAGGGTATGATGATAAAAATCCGGAAATAAATGCCTGAAAGCCTTATTAATGTAGAGATTGATTTCATTCAAGTTAATTATAGACTGCCTAAATCATTTTAATCTCTACTTTCTAGATAAATATACTTGTGATAATAATAAAATTAAGTTTAACCAAATTAACGTTAATAATGTCTGTTAAAAAAAAATTATCACAAGTCTTATAGAAGAGATTAGTTCTAAGATGAACTTTTCTCTTCTTTTTTCTCCCCAGTTCCTTATATATGTTATAATTGAATAGAAATGAAAGATACGTTTGGAAATGAATTACAAATAGGAGATAAATTAATATTAACTGTTTCTAGGGGGAGTCATTATTTAACATCAGCTACTATTATTGATATAGATGAGACAAGTAATAGAGTTAATGTTATGTATTCCTCTACTATAAAAACTAAATGGATTGACCCGAAAGTTGATACTCTAAAATATAATCCCAAACCTTATGTCCTAGATGGAAGATTAGGACTTTGCAGGGATTGTGTTAATAGAGTAATAGAACCGGGTCAAAAAATAGTCTATAGAAATTTAGAACCTGGAAAAGATAATTTAACTTTTGGAACTATAAAAACGGTAGACTCAGATTTATGGGTAACCTTAGAAAATAGTCAAAAAGTAAGAAATGTCGGAATTTTTATATTATAGAAAATTATGATAAAAGAAAAATTAACAGAGTTGATACAAGACTCAATGAAAAAACATCAAGAGGTAAGAACAAGAACACTCCGATTGATGAAAGCAGCATTATTAGAAGCTGAGAAAGAAACCGGTGAAGAAATATCGGAAGCAAAAGAAATTCAAGTTCTTCAAAAAATGGTTAAGCAGAGACAAGATGCTAGAGCCCAATATATAGATGCAGGTAGAATTGAATTAGGAAAAAATGAATATGAAGAGATGCTTATTATTCAAGAATTTCTACCTAAACCTGCAACTAAAGAAGAAATTGAATCTTGGCTAAAAAGTTGGATTCGTCTACAAAGCAATACTGAGCTATATTCAAAACGTCATATAGGAGAAGTGATTAAAATGGTAAAAGAACATTTTCCTAATGCTGATGGTAAAATTATAGCGGATATTGTAAAAGAAAATCTAGTATAAATAATATGGAGAAACAACCATCAATAGTTTTAAAAGTTATTTGTACTAATAATAAAGATATAAATCAAAGTAATACTGAGCTTATTCATTGTCCAGGTTTATATCTAACAGGAAATATAGAAACTACTTTAGGATATGATTTAGTTTATTGTTTAAATTCCGAAGATGAAGTCCCAAGAGAAAATATTGGAGGAATTTATAATAAAATTAATTTAGAAAAAGGTATATATCCATGTGAAGTAGTAGGTTATCCTAAAGACTGTGTAGCTTTAATTTGGCATAGAAAAATAGGTGATACTATAGAATCTTGCGGATATATTATTGATCTTGATGATAAAGAAAGATTGACAAGACTTAAAGAAAAATATGATGAAAATAGTATAATGCTATGATAACTTTTGATATAATATTAATTAGTTTAGTATATTTATTAATAGGAAATTATATATCTTTTAAGTTAATAGGTCCACTTATATTATCAACTAAGTTGGAAAAAATATTAACTTGGATTCTAGTTTCAATATTATATTTACCTGGCTTTTTATTTGGGCTAACATTATTAGGTATATTTTGTATAGTAACTGTTATATATTGGCCAATTCATTATGTTTACAAAAGAAGAAAAAAGTAGTTTTTCATATTGGTTTGCTCATTGGTGTGCTTTTCAAATGACGGCACTAAATCTACATCATTGGAGATTTAAGTATTTATTTCATGACTTTGAAAAACCCTGGTTAAAATTAGTTTTACCATATGATAAAGTTAAGAGATTTCATAGAAATCATGCCGATCATCATATAACTTACTTCATAAAACATGGAAATGCAGATTGGCAAGCTATGTTAATTGACTGGGAATGCTGTAGATTTACGAAAATAGCATGCCCACTTAATGCAGAAAAAGAGTTAATTAGAGTTTGTGATGAAATAGAACAAACTAATAAATATGGTTTTACAAAAGATCAGTATAAAAAATTTATTGCTAATGTCTGGGCTTATTCACAGTATTTAGGACTAGATTTTAAAGCAAATTTATATATTAAATTACGCAATAAAGCAGATAAAATATGGGGTCAGTAATACACAATAGACATCATAGGAAATTTGTTTATAAAGAAAATGATAAGAATTTATGTATCTTAAGCTATTTTGAGCATCCTGATAAATATGAAATAAAAACAATAGTAACTAGTCCAGATTATAGAAAAAACGGATATGCTGGATTGGTTATAGATGATTTTCTTATTTGGGCTCAAGATAATAATAAAGATGTAGTATTAACAGTTATTCCATTATCTGATGATATTACAGAAGATATTTTACTTAATTTTTATAAAAAACATGGATTTATTCATGATGATACTAAAATGGAAGATATATATTTAATTCATAAAGTTTAATGAAATATGGAAATACGAGAAATTAAAGGAGATATTTTTGCAACAAATTGTAATGTAATATGCCATCAAGTTAATTGTCAAGGTGCAATGGGAGCAGGGCTTGCCAAATACATAAAAGCACATTGGCCATTAGTCTTTGAACAGTATAGTAATTTTTTGAATAATAATACAATAGTTGAAAATGGAGTAAAGAAAAATACAAGATCTTTTTTAGGTCTATGTCAAATTGTAAAAATAGACAATTATAAATATATAGCTAATCTATTTGGACAAGATCGGTATGGACGGGATCGACAATATACTGATTATAATGCATTAGAGATTTCACTTTACAGTTTAAAACGCTTAGTCTTATTTGGTGGATATGGAATAAAGTCTATAGCAATACCTTATGAGCTTGGATGTGGAAATGGTGGTGGAGATTGGAATATTGTATTTGATATAATAAAAAAAGTATTTAGTGATACTGATTTAATTATTGAAATAAGGAGATTATAATTATGTGGTTTGTAAGTAAAAAAAAGTATGAAGTATTGGTAGAAGAATTTTATCAATGCAAAAGGCAATTAATTGAAGAATCAACTGAAAAAACTAACAGAGAAAGAGATTTATTAGCCTTACAAGAAAAAATTGCTATTACTAACTCTAAGGTATCAAAATTATTAGAGGATTTAGTAGATGGCAGTAAAGGTGAGAAAAAAGTTACTGGCTTAAGAAAATCCCTAGTTGAAACTGTAAATAAAGTTACTGAATTACTAAAATAATAGTGCTAATAAACTATACAATAGTAGACTTTATAAGCAATATTATTAACGATCTACAAAAAAGATCCCAATAAAATGCACATAGTGAGATATATAAATTACTGTGATAGGTATTGAAAATAATAAATATTTTTCGAAAAATTTATAGTATTGCAGAAACAGTAGATAAATTATTAAATTAGTATATATTATTAGAGATAACCTAGTAATCGATCTCACTAGTGCTATTATTGGTAAAAAATGTATTATGAAAAGTATTAAAAAAAGTCTTAATTATTTATGTTGGTTAATTAGTTTACCAATATTTCTGGTATTTGATTTATCAGTATTCCTTATTGGATTTATTAGTTATTTATTTTATAAACCATTAGGAGTATGCTTAGTAGAACTTAGTAAAGCTTTATTCTCATATTATTTATTAACTGATTTAAGTTTAGACTATTATGAGAATGAAAACAATGATAATACTTTAAGAAATAGAATAAAAAAGATGTGGGGGATTTAATCTCCCATTTTATTTTTCCCTAATTCCCTTATTATTGAATAAAATAAAATTTATGAAAATACCTTTTGAAATTTGTTTGATAATATTAAAACAATATAAGCGTATTAAGTGGAATTTAGAAGTTTTTAGAACGATAATTTTAAATAAAGAATCAAAGACTAAAGAAAAGATACTTACTGCTATCTATCAAATTATTGACTATTATAAATGGGAAAAAATTGAATTAACAATAGATGACTTTGAAGTAATTAATGTTAGGAATACTAGATTAAAAATTGAGATACCACAAGAAAATTTTAGAACTAGATATAAATTTGGATATTATTATCTTCCTGTTAATATAACTAGTCCTGAAATAGATAAATTAAATCTTAATACTAAACTACAAATTTTAGTTAATTCAACTAAATTACTTAATATAATAAGTGAAATAAGAAATATTGAAGAAGGGATTATTCAGTCTAGTTTCTGTTTAGAAGGTAGCTCTACATTAACAAATTTAGAAATAGAAGATATTTCTAATAAAGATGCAGTTATTGAAGGAAAATTATTATCGGAATCTAAAAAAACTACTAGATGGATACCAGGACATAGATATTTGTTTACTAATAGAAATTATATCGTATACCTAGGAGAAATAAAAATAAAAAGGTTATCATATTATTCATTAGGAAGGGAAAATATATGGGAATTATTTCCAGATGATCCACAAAGTAAGTATTGTATAGGTTTAGATACTTATAAATTATTTATTTATGATAACAACGATACTGCAAAGAACTTTAATAATATACCAAATCTTATTATTAATAAAACTAATAATAATGAAAGATATTTATTTAATTTAATAAATAACCCTAGACCCGCTATAGATTTAGGGGAGATTGTAGGAAATAGTGAAAATTTTGATTTAACTTCATTTATAAGTAATATTGCTTATGATACTATTATAAATGATAAGTTAGATGCACACAAAAGAATGAGTTATTTATTAGGTTTAAGTAATGACCCTGATAATCGAACTTATATAGATGCTTATAAAAATCTCATCTTACAATCTAAAACATCTATTAGAGAATCTGATAAAGATTCTATAAGGGAAAAAACAATACCTGAAATATTAAAGCTAAGATCAAGTAATGATTATAAATACTGGTTATGGCGGAATATTTCATCTTCTTCGGTAATATCTAATTTTTTACAACAACAGATATTAAATTTAACAGATGAAGATTATACTGGCATTTTAGAAAAACTTATAGAGTAAAACTACGGGTATAACTGCCAAAATTCCTTATAAATGAATATGGAAAATAAAGAGGATAGACAGAATAATTTAGAGAGAATTGCAGGTGAATTATTTTTAGAATTAAGTCTAAAGTCTATAGCTAAACATAAAAAATTAGATGAAAATTCTAGATCACTTTTTATCCAAGCTTTTTTACTAGGCCATGAATATTCAGAAAAACATCCAGAATATTTAGAAAATAGATCAGCTGGAGATAGAGCTTTTAAATTAGCGAGTGAATATTTATGCTCACCAACAAGAGAACATCATTTGAGTTACTATTTTGAAAAAGCATTAATAGAACAAAGAAAAATAGATAAAATTGAAAATGATAAAAAGTTTAATTATTGGATAGATAGAGCTTTAGATAAATGTTATTCAATCTGTAGAGTTATCTTACAGAAACGAAAAGAAGATAGAATAATATTAAATAAAAAAGAATTAATTAAAGAAATAAAAGGAATAGAACTATGATTTTTATAGCTAAAACTGATAGTAGAGAAGGTGAAGAGTCTTTTTGGATTTCTGAAATATCTAAAGAAATATTAGATACCTTAACTCCATTATTAATAGAGCTAAAAAATAATAATGGTTATTTTCCAACAGGTGATAATATAATACCTGGAGAAACGAATATATCAGATTTATATGGGAAATTTGATACATTACAAGAATTAATTAATAGACTACCAACTCCAATACATGGATTTCTTAGAATAGAAGAAATAAATGTAATTGAAGGAAATGTTTCAACATTATATATGTAACAAAATGACAGAAAATTTTATTAAAGAAGATTTAAACATTCAAATTGAAAGAATTGTAGAAACAGGAATTAAAGAAGAAACCTTTAATAATTTCTTTGGATGATGGAAGACAATAATTTAGTATTAGAGTATTTACAAAAAATTAAAGCAGCACATTTAACTAAAGAAGCCGCTATTAATTTTCTAACTCCAGAAAAAAGATTAACTTCAGATAGTAAAAATCTAATAATTTCTTATTGTTTCCCACGACCACTAGGTGACTATGAATTACCAAGCAGAGTTTCTAATTATCGTAACTCTATGGGTATTAATCAAGCGGGTTCTTTACAACCTATTGATGGAGAAGTTATATTATTGATTGAAGCAGGACAAACTACGCAATATGGAAGATTTATAAAACATATTATGCATGCTTTTTGTGATCCTGAATTATTAATAAATATAACAGGAAATAATAAAAGTAGTTGCTGTATATGTGGTAAACAAACTTGTAATTTAGACTTATGGAAAAGTATAGTAGATGCTATTCCTGGAATACCTGAAGAAACTCATAAAGAATGGTTAACTTTTGGTAGTAAAGAGTCTGAAGTTACAATGTGTCTAGACTGCATTGTTCAATTAGTAAAAGCTAAAGAAATAATGGATTTTATTGATCCTAGTTTTTATGATTGGACTAAACGTAAATATTAATCAAAAATTTATTAAAAACATGAAGAAAATTTTTATGTTCTTATCATTACTATTTGTAGTATTGATTAGCGCTTCTTGTACTAAAGTAGCAGTTAATGCAGATGAAGAAGCAGCTTTGGTTATGAAACCTTGGTTCTTTGGCCATGGTGGTGTGTATTCTCAGCCAGTATCTACTGGTTTGACTTGGTGTGCTCCAACTACTGATTATGTAACTTTTAAAATTGTTCCACAAAGGTATGATGAAAAATTTGATGATATATTCTCAAATGACAATACCCCACTCGATTTTAATACTTATATAACAATACAGATAGAACAGGGTAAGACACCAATACTATTACAAAATTATGGTGCACAGTGGTATGTACATAATATTCAAGTTCCTTATAGAAATAAAACTCGAGAATATGTATCTATGTATAGCCCATTTGATCTTATTAGTAATCGTGAAGTAATATCAGTAATAGATTCCATGTTACTAATAGACATGAGAGAATATGTAGCAAATAAATCTTTAGAAAAACCTTTTCCTATTAATATAGTATCTGTTACTACTGGAGCTGCACGGCCAAATCAGGATCAATTAGATGAAATGAATAATACTGCGGCGGCTATTCAAAAAACAAAGACTCAAGAAAGACTTTGTGAAATGGAAAAAAAGCGTGAGGCAGCTGAAAAACAAAGAGCAGTAGCAGATAAAGCTTATATGAGAGAAATGGGTTTAACTGCAGATCAATATATAGAACTTCGCGCTTGGAATATTATAGAAGAGAAGCAAGGTACTAATATTGACGTATTATTTAATGGTTCTGCAAATTCAATGTGGAATATACGTCGTTAAAAAGGGATTTTATCCCTTTTTTATTTAAAAAAAATACCGTCTGAAAAAGGATAAAAGCCTTATATTTGAATGGGAAATAGGTCAATTGAGTGACTTTATTTTAATCCCAGCGGAAATTTATTAACCAAAATACGGAAAGTATGAAAGTATTTGGTAAAATCATTAAGACGACATTTGCATTGGCAGGTGCCGCCATCGGGGCATGGCTGACGATGGGTGCCGTAAAAGACGGCATCGAGGTTTGGCACGGAGAAACTCAAACTCCTGCTAGCAAGTAAAGACCCATTGTCTAATAATGCCAAACCGGAACTCTAAAAAGGGTTCCGGTATTTATTTTTGGTAAATTTTAATAAAAATAGAATTACCGTCTATAAAAGGCCTAAAGCCTTATATATGAAGAAATAAGAAATATATAGTTCAGTCGGTAGAACACCATTAATTATAGTTGGAGAATATAATTAAAGGAAGTCATAGGTTCGAATCCTATTATATACTTATTTTATTTTTCGTCACAGTGAAAATAACAACACTGTTTTCCATAAACAATAGGTCAATAGGGGAAAGGGATTATTATATATCCCTGCCCCTACGACAAAGTTTATGAGAAATATATTAACATTTTAATTCGAGGAAATTTTTAAATATTAACAAATTAAAACCGTACGTTTATGGATAACAACATGAACAACAAGACCTTTAATGGTCAGAATCAACGTGCAGCTCAACCTGCACAAGTCAATAACAATGTAGTAACTACCAAGGGTAGTTTCTTTGCAGAGCACAAAAATGGCATCCTGATTGGTACCGCCGTAACTGCTGCTGCCGTTGGTGGATTCTTCCTCTATCGAGGAATTAAGAAGCGCCGCGCAGCTAAGAAAGGCCAGGCCCAACAGGCACCTGCTGCAGAGGCTCCTCAGAAGTAATGAAGTAGTTACTTACTTAAAACCGGATATTAAAGTCCGGTTTTATTTTTTAACTGGATTCTGTATTATAAAAAAAAATAGTAACCTAATTAAGGTTACTTTATTTTTATATTAATTTTATTAATTTTTGTTTTAATAATTTATCTAATAATTCTGGATAAATGATGGATAATTCCCCTAAACTATTTATTGGAGACATTATTATTGTATTTTTATCTTCTGTTGTTATATCTAAAAAATCTCCATTATTACCTTTAATACTATTATACCAAATATCATGATTATTAATAGTTTCTAGTAAAATATAATTATCATTATAATATTTATTAGCCGGAATTATTTCTGTATACCAAGGTAAGCTTTTACACCATAAGCTATTAATAGAATATTCTTGTATTTTTAGTGGTAATTGTTTTTGTGAATAATCTACACCATTAGTTCCATATATTAATTTAGGAATCCATCTAGTATTATATTTATCCCAAGAAATTTCAAATAAACATTCCGGATAATCTGGATGACTTAAGATACTTCCTTCAAAAACATCTTTACATACTAATTGCCCGATAGAATCTAGATGAACCTCTACTTCAGTATAAAGACTCATATTATTCACTTGATTATAATAATACGTTATATATGCTCTTCTTGGTATTTTTTTATCTTCTACAAAGGTCATTTTATTATTATAATCATCTACAATTTTCAAGCTTCCATATACCCAATATCCTACAGTATCTTTTAAATCTATAGGGACATTAATGGGTAGTCCTCTAAATTCAACTACCTTATTATCATCTTTTCTAAATATTTTTTCTAATTTCCTCTCCATATACTTCGTTCAAAACTAAATTTTCTTTATTACAACTTTTCCAATCTATATTTAAAAAATCTGAAGTTCTAAGTGTAAAAGTATTTTCATCTTTTCTCCAAAAATTTAAATATTTGAATGGCCAAAATCCTACATTAATATCATTATTTTTTACAATAATAGAATGTTTGAAATAAAACATAGGATTAGGATTAGTTAGATTATATAAATTATTAATAAAATCTAAAACTTCCTGTTCAGTTAGTATAGACTCTTGCAAACTAGTATAATTATCTGGTGATTCTAATACTATTTTCGGTTTTAATACTGTTTCATTATTTAAAACTTCATCCATACTAATAGAATTATCCCATGTAGTACCAGATATTCTATAGGCACGAGTATCAACTAGTATATGGGTAAATGATTCAATATAATTAAGATTCAACTCATTTATTCTTATCATTATATCTATATATATTTAGTTTAAAATACTTATCATATTCAGCAGGTAATTTAGAAATAAACTGATTGAGACAATTCTTTTCTGGATTATCTACTGTTATTTTTGACCAAGTTTCTAATAAAAATTTAATCAATAACATATGTAAATTTTCACAAAAACCTGGATATATAAATATACCATTATTTGATTTCATAGACTCAAATAGCAATGGAATTATGTAAATCATCCTCATTGCACCAGAACCAGTATCAGAAAATTTAATGTTAAAATTACCATTAGTAACTATCTCACCTTGTTTAGTTATTCCACTTATATTTAGATCTAGTTTTGGTAATATATCATTCCAATATTTAAATGGTTCTATTTTAGGATAAGTATTTTTATAAAAATATACTATATCCTGTATATTAATTTGTTTGTTTTCAAGCATAAATAAGGAAAAATCTGGTAAAGTATATACATTAACTAATTCTTCACATATTGCTTTTCCAAAATCACTAAGCTGGTCATCATAACCACGTAATCCCACTAACATATGTGGAATAGTCGGCATCTCTTTTGCAAATATTTCTATATTATTACCATTCAATTCAGCAAGCCCCGAAAAATCCCAATATGAAACTAGGACGCCATCTTTTATCAAAGATTCCATTAAATATTTCTCTGGTAAGCAGGATATAGAATACTCATAAATAGATTTTCCATCTTTAGTAAATATTATCGTTACTATAGTTATCTCATCTTTAAGATTTCCTAGTAATCTTTCTGAAAATTGATTAGTAGGATTTCGTAAAATAGTTAAGATACTAAGAAGATCCTCTATATCACGCTCTCTATACTCGAGATCATTAATTCCTCTTTGAAAATTAAAAATAATTGATTCTTCTCTATTAAAGTTATTTATTTCTATTTTTAATATCATTCTATTTATAAGGAAAATAATAGAAGTTAAACGTAATATTTCTTAATCACGAATAACCTCTTTTAAATATTCTAATCTTTTGCTCACTATTGAAGTACACCTATCTAATAACTCATTGTAATTAGTCTCTGAAATCTGTAACTCTTTTGAAAATAATGAATAATTTATAACCTCATTAACTTTTTCTGGAGATCCTTCTATTACTAACCAATTATCTTTTTTAAATAAGTTTAATAATGAGATTTTAACTAAGTTTTCACAATTTATTAAATATATCGTAGTTTCATTTTTTTGTACAGCTATGAACTTCTTACTAAAAGCTCCACCAATAAAAGTTTCTGGAAAAAATATAGGTTTATTTACTTTTACTATATAAATTTTTCTCATAACATATATAAGGGACTAATACTTTCTTAAAATCCTTATAATTGATATGAATGAATATATTTATATAGATGAGCTTGGGTATCCATACTCATTCTATGAAAATGAAATTGTTATAAAAAATAATTATAAAAGAATAGAAAACAAATTCTATTTAGAATTAGCGGCTATCTTAGGTTATGAAAAATTAAGATTATGCCCTATTCAATTAAAAGACATATATGAAGCTTTTTGGAATACTTGGAATGATTATAGTGGTGGACTTGAGTTAAGGAAAAAGCTAGATGTAGAGTATAATCTATTCAAAGAGAGCCTAACTTGGTTTACAATATCTGGCGGTGAACTTCTTAATGTAGTTAATAATATGACAAATGGAGTAATAAAAGGGTATTGGTGTTGGAAAAATACTAGTGCCGGTTTTAGATTACATTTTTTATCACAGAAAATTTAATAAAATATAAATAATATGAAACGAAATTTTTTAGAAAAGTTAAAAGAGTTATTTAGTTTTACAAAAAATGAAATTAAAGAAGCGAAAATTCCAGAAGTTAAATTAGGAAACGAAGAATTAAGATTACAAAAATTACAGATCTTAAGAAAAGTATTAGAACAGGGTAATTATACCGCGGTTGAAAAGTATTTATCACGTGTTTATAATATTAGAAGACATGGTGATTATTATAGCCAAGATTATTTTTATCCAGAAAATACTCATGGAAGAGTATGGTCTATAGATCTTGATAATTATATAGAATGTGATGAAGATGGGTGGATTGAAAATATAGAAATTATCAGTACACTATTTATTATTATTAAAGATATTGAATCATATAATATCTCACCTATTACAAAAATCTCTATAAAAGAGATTAGAGACAAATTTGATCTTAATGATATAAATCCAGGTCTTATCAAGGTTGTAAAAAATAAATATACAGAACACGGATTTAAACCTAAAAATTGGTAAATATGAATGATAAATTAAAAAATAAAGATATTATATTTATAGATCTTGATGGTACATTAATAAAAACACTCTCTGGTGGTCCTTTCGCTAAATGTATTATTGATTGTACGCCTATCTTTAAAACTTGGAATGAGTTAAAAGAATGGGCAGATACTAAAAATAGTGGATATGTTTTTATTGTATCTAATCAAGGTGGAATAGAGAATGGAAAAGCAAGTAAAGTAGAATATATGACTGCTAAATTTGATTATATAAAAGCAGCATTATCTGAATATATTAATGAACAGATAGTAGTTGATTATATGTTTTGTCCTAGTAATGATAAATCTAACCAGTGGAGAAAACCAAATACTGGGATGTTAGAGTCATTTGTACAGAAATATAATTTAACTAATATAGAAAAATCAAAGATGTTAATGATAGGTGATGCATGTCCAAAAGTAATTAATCCTCTATCATTCTCTTCTTCTGACTATGATACTGCAATTAATTTTAATATTGACTATTTAGATGTTACACAGATATGAGAAAATTAATAATGTGTGGTGATGTTCATGGTGAGTTTGCTGAATTAGTTTGGACAATAACTAATAGATACAAAATAACTAATGCTGATATTCTCGTGGTTGGAGATTTTGGCATGGGATTTGATAATGCTCTACCTCAAGTCTATAAAAAATATGAAAATAGACTAGAAAAAGCAGATATAGTAATTCATGCCATAAGAGGTAACCACGATGATCCAGCATTTTTTAAAGATCTAGATAAATTTAGTTATCCAAGACTTAAATTTTTAGAAGACAATAAAATATATAATCTATGTGGTTATGATATTTATACTATTGGGGGTGCAAATTCTACTGATATTTCTTGGAGGCTAGAATATAATCAAAAACTAGCAACAAAAGGGAAAGATAGAAGAGTTTGGTGGGAAGATGAGGATATTGTAAAAGTACCTATAGAAAAATTACCAAAAACCGTAGATATTATAGTATCTCACGAAGCACCACTAATATTTCAACCAATGTGTACTAGATTAAATGACACTCCAGTTGAACAATATGAGAAAATAGTAGAAAGCAGAAAATATTTAGATTCTGTTTTAGAGAATGTAAATGTAGATAAATGGATATATGGACACTATCATAACTCATATTCCGGTAGCTATAATAAAACAATATATAGAGGACTTGGAATTATGGAGTTATTTGAAGTACCTGATAAAATTGATAAAAAAGTACAAGGAGAGGATAACAATGAATAATAGTATAATAAATAATACTGGAGTTACTACAAGCTATGGTACAATTAAAGATTACTTTGATAATAATAACATAGTAAGTACAACAACTAGTTATATTTATGGTGATGAAAGATTAAGTAAACTAGTAAATATAGCAGAAAATATATGTAGTAGTTTAAATGATTACTTAAAAGATAATTCAGATATTGAGCTAAAAGACCTGATAAATGAATTAGTAAAATTAGAATTAGAAAAGGTAATTGATAATCCTACACCATTATTAGAAAAAATAATTACAGATAGAATAGAATTAATTACTAAACTCGACGATAAAATAAAAAATCTAGAGCAAGTAATTAATAGACTAGAGGAAAAGATAGAAAAATTAAATAATAATGATTCTATAAAAACAATATTTGATACAAATCAAGTAAATAGTATTAATAATATGCTAAATATTAATACGCCTCTAAAGTCTTAATAGCCTTATATATGAATAATAAACGAACCTGGTAAAGTTAGATCTTGCCAGGTTTTATTTTGGAACAATTTAAATTAAAAACAATGCGAAATTTATTGGAAAACTTTGACCAAGAGAAAGAAGTTCTTTTGGTTACACATGATGGAGTATGTCATGCGGATGATGTACTCACTACTGCTCTTCTACAACTTTATTTTAAAGAGAAGAGTATTTTGACAAAAGTTATTAGAACTCGGGATCCTAACTTTAAGATACCTGAGAATGCAATTGTTTATGATGTTTTCCTGGGAAGATTTGATCATCATCAGGGGGATATTCACGAAAGTGGTAGAGCTTTATCTTCTATTGGCCGTATTTGGCGATGGGGGAAAAAGGAATTTAGAAACGTTTTTAAAATAGATGAAGAAAGTTGGAAAAATATTGATGAAAACTTGATTCGTCCAATAGACATTTCAGATACAACAGGGGAACTTAATCCCTTATCCTATGCGATGATAGGAGTCCGTGGCGGTGAAAGAACGGAAGAAGCCGCTTGGAAAAGTAGTCTAGAGTTTATGACAACTACTATTAAATATATACTTAATGAAGAGAGAGTTCAAACAGGATTCAGAACTTCACTAAAAAATGCTCCAACTATGGAGTTTAATAATAGAGTAATAAAACTATTAGATAGAAATTTTCCAGTTCATATGGACTACTTCTATTATGATGCAGATGGATTTGTTGTAAGGACGAATTCAGATACGTATATTTTAAGAATGTTTAATAAAACTCCATTACGAATAGATAAAGATAAACTTTCGGAGAAAATACCTGGAGTTATAAAGTTAAACAAATCTTTTGTAGAAATTCAAAACCTTAGCGTTTTGGAAAGCATCTTATAACAATTAAGAGGGATAAATATCCCTCTTTTTTTACCGTCTGTAAATGTCTAAGAGCCTTATTAATGTAGTAGAAATTATTACAGCTAAAGTATATTAAAATAAAAACCGACGGGATTTCGAAAGAAATAGTGAGCGGGTGCCATTGTATGGTAGTCAGGGTATGGAACCTGAATAGAAGATATTGATGCTGTAACATTTCGTGATTATTACCTAAAGAGATATACAAGAGGTATATTTCTTTTTGTTTTTACGTACTAGTGTTGTAGTACTTGTTATATAAGAATACTGAAGGTGCTGAGAGGGATCTTATATAATGAAAGTGGAAGTCGTAAACCCACCCTAGTGCCAGCTAGGTTAAAATGTCTCAGGCTTAATATTAGGAAACTATTAGGGATTGTTGTTAGTCCCTTCCGAATAAATAAGGTATATTAAGTATAGGCTGGCAGCGGAAAGAAAAATGGTTTAGAGACATATAGTTTAGACCTTTTATTAGGTCAGTAACTATATAACAATAATATAATAAAATTTAAAAAATTCTAGAGTTGATAAAATTCTAGACTACGTATATTGACATTATATTGATAAAATATAATTATAGAGATATACAAAAGCATGTAACTTAGTATACTAAGTAAACTATTGAAATAATTTATTAGCACTGTATTGCAATATATTAAAGTAAAAGGATGCAGATATAATTTGATTAAATATACAGATTTAATTATTAATTGATGTATAAGTCTGAAGAGGATTTAAAGATAAATTAATTTTATATCACAAGACTTTAGAAGAGAAGTCTAAAGCAAGATTTAAATTTTAAACTTTTGAAGCAAATAACAATAATATTAACGTCACTCTCCAATACAGGAGGGTATAATTTTTGGAAAAATATGTTTTTTATGGCATTTACCGGTGCATTAATTACTTTTTGTGCTGGTACAGCTGCTACGGCAGTAGGATCTGCAGTGTATAGTACACTGTCTACCGAATTTGATTATGTATATCGTAATCAAGAAGAGGGATATTTTAAGGATCATCCTGAAGATGATCGTAAAAAGAACACGGTGGGAAATATAATGCATCGTGTACATGTTCATCTTTCTGATAAAAAATCGGAGAATTGATATGCTGAAGGAATTAAGTAAAATGCTCTTTGTTAATGTAATTGGCAAAGGTATAGGTGAAGGGGTTCTATTAGGAACCAAGTATTTCCTAGAGGCAGATGTAGCTCCAGAAATTCAATCAGGAAAGATAACCATTGGTGATGATTAATATCGTCACCTTTCGATATAAATAACAACCAAATAAAATATAATAACGTTTATGGAAAAGACTTTAGTACATTGCCCAGATTGTGGCAATAAATTCGTGTCTAAAACTTCTAATAATGTGGATATATGTCCTTATTGTGGAAGTATTTTAGCGTGGGAGAATTAATATTCTCCCTCTGTAGTTAGGTGGGAATATTTAAGCAATTAAATATCTCTTCTTAACCTGAAGAGGCAAATTAAGCCGAAACAGAACGATTTATAATGAGAACTAAAGTTTCTCGGGACGTTTATATTTCGTGACAATTATTAACAACTTAAAACAAACAAAATTATGAACAACATTAATTACGGAAAAATGGCACTGGCAATTGCTGGTGGTACATTAATTGCAGCCGGCGTTAAAGCTGGTATCGGACTTTTGGCTGCTAAAATAACAGCTAAGAGATTTGAAAAGAAGTTGGCAGCAACATTTGATGCCACTGAGTAAAATTCGTCCCCATCTAGATATTAAATTCTAGGTGGGGAGATTTTTCTTTTGATATAAATAACAAATTTAATAATTAAACAATGAAAGAAGAAAAAGAAGACAAAGAAAAAAATTCTAAACCCACTTTGGGTAAAGTAATTAAAAAGAAACTGAAAAGTCCAAGTTTTTGGATTAATGTAGGTTTTAGCGCCTTAGCAATTGGCGCAACTGCCTTTGCAATAGATCGGCAGAGAAAGTTATCTGCTGTTAGAGCAGAAAACAAGTGTTTAACTACAGCTAATAAAGATTTAGGGAAAGAGTTGAATAAAATGAATTATTTCCTTGGTAAAAAAGAAGCTGTCATAGAAACTAAAGTGTATGGAAAATAAACAATGGCATTTTGGTTTTTGGGATTTCTTAGCATTTACTATAATAATTGATTCAATTACTAGTATTGTTATAGCAATCTCTAACAGGAAGGAGAAGTAATTATGAAATACATTACTTTGAATATTACTGAAAACATGTGGGCTGATGCAGTCCATAGTGGTAACTATTATATCAATCCAGAAGAAATAGAGATTAATAATCTCAAAGAAGAAACAGGATTGGTTAATTGTATTAAGAATACTGGAGTTCGTGGTACGCTATCACAACTCGGTATTAAAACTGATATGAATCTAGGATCTGTAAATTTAGATCCAGGTGACATATTATTCGTTGTATCACCAAGAGGTCAAATCAGACTTCGTGATTACAGCGATTCTGATAAACTACCAGAGTTTATCAAACTGAAGGTGACAAAATACACCTTAGTTGAAAAAAATAATTAATTAAAAAATTAGAAGAAATGGAAAAAGTATTAAAAAGAGAAAATGAGTACTACAAAACTGTAGTAACTTTAATGGGTACATCAACAATTCGTACTACGGATGAAATGTACCGATACATTAACTCCGCTGAAATGAAGTTTGGCGGTGACATTGAAAAGCTACTTCCTATAAGAAGTAGTGTACTAGCTACATTTCTATCTTTGCTAAGTGGGAAAGTAAAAATTGAAGAAGACCCGGTAGCGAAGAAGATTGGTCGATTAATACCAAAACTGTATACTTTAAAAATTACAGTAGATGAGGCTTGTAATATTATTGATGAATATTACGAGCATTCTGAAAGGGTTATAAGAAACCAAGTGGAAAATAAACCACAGTTAAAAATTATTGGTAAAATCAATCTGAATAATGCAGGTCAACCTGTAAAAAAAGAGGTACCAGTAATTAATAAGCCTAATGAAGTTAAATCTAGAACATCATTAGAGATTTTAAGAAGTATTTTATCTTCGATGATGATACGTCACTCAACTGAATTGAATTTCATTGAACTTCGTAGCATCTTAAAAGAAGACTCTTATGTCATTAGTAAAGCTGGACTTGAAAAGCTTTTTAAGGATGTTGAATCCTCGCTTAAAGTTGAACTTCCTTATGAAATTGGAGGAAATGGTGGAAGATCAGGTTATTCTCTAATTATTAGAGATCCAAAAAATTACATGTTTCTTACCACTAAGAAAAAACCGGAACAGGAAAAACAGCCTGAGAAAAAAGCAGAATTGTATATTCCAGTAACGGCAAAAACGAAACAAGCTGGCGAAAAGCCAGTGGTAAAAATTGAACAACCTATTCCAGATCGTATCAGATTAAATGATGAAAAGTCATTGGATAAACGAGATTTGCTATTTATTATAGCCGGAATAGTGGAAGACAAAGCTGATATTTTCGATATTTGCAAAACTTTATCAGGAAAGTATAAAGTTTCCATTGATAAGTTGCATCTTATCGATCTAGTTAAATCTGAAAAAGATTTTTCTATTAATCAGAATCAAATTGGATTTACTACAAAGGATAGTAGAGAAGCTATACTAAAAAAGTATGCTCCTGATAATATCCAAAAGCATGTATATGCTAGAGTTGGAATGAGTTTGGAAGAGATTCAGAAATTCATACCAAAAGTAGAAATCTGTAGTCAGATTAGTCAATGTGATAATATCTATAAAATAACGATTAGTGAATCGCAACATGACTTTTCTATGTTACTAAAATTGTATCAAACCTTTAGGGGTCAGGATACTATTATAGGAAACAGTGAGCTTGTATCAGAACTTGAATTACAACTTAAGGTTAAAAACGGCCTTTGGAATGGTTCAAACCATCGTTATCAATTAGAAAACGAAATGATACACTAAACAATAAGTTTAAAATACCAAGAAGGGGATTAGAGAAATTCTAGTCCCCAACTTTAGAAACAATATTAACAATAAGTTTATGGAAAGAGGAAAATATGAAATGAGGGGAAATATACCCCTATTTAAAACTTGGAAACAGTCAAAAGATCTGAAACTAAGGTCTAAAATAGAGACTGAATTATTCTACAATAATATGGATATTGTACCAAAAATTGTAGAAGAACATATAGAATGGGATCAATTTTATAAAGAAGATCTTATTCAAGATGGATATATGTATCTTATTGAATATATCCAAAAGATGGAAGATAGGAAACATTTTGTTACTACATATTTAAAAGACTTTATTAATAAGTGTTTAATAAAGAAATATAAGATGTATACAAAATTAACCACGGAAGAATATACTGAGAATAGTCATCTTGAAAGCTTTATTAATAATAATGTTGATGAATATTTATTTATGTTGGATAAAAAAGAAACATGTGAATACTGTTTAAGCAAATTACCAGCATACAGAGAGAAATTAATTGAATATTTTAAGATAGAAGATATTCTAGCTAAAAATTTACCAGTTTCTTATAGTATGCGTAATAAGATAAAAAATATAAATTTTGATTCATTAGCTAAGTTTGGATACAGTACAGAAGACAATTTAGGTATTAGCGCGTGTATAAAATTAATTAAGTCACGTGTAAAACTGGTTGAGTATTAAATAAGGGGATATTTCCCTTTATTTTTTTTTATAAAAAAAGAAACCTTACCAATAATTGATAAGATTTCATTAAAATTTTTAAGAAATTGGAAATAGAAATTCTTGCTTTAATTGAATATCTTGAAGGAAATTAGGGGTAAACATAACTCCATTTTCTTCAATTTCTTTTTTCGTTATAAACTTTCCATCTATAACTTCGCCATCTTCCCATTTTATATCTCCAGAATAATTTGTTTTATATATATGTACTAATTCTCTTTCATTATTTGATTCAGATACATAAGTACCAAGGAATAATACATCTTCGAACTTAAGATCTAATCCAAGTTCTTCTTTTGCTTCACGAAATACGGCATCTAGTATTGTTTCGCCAAGTCTAACATGCCCGCCAACAGCAGTATCCCAATATCCAGGTAGTAAATCTTTTTCCATAGATCGTTTCTGTACATATAATTTTCCATCTCTGACTAAATGTACGTGAACTACTGGATGAAGTATATTACTACCTGAATGACACTCCTCTCTAGTTGCTGAACCTATTACTTTACCTAATTCATTTACTATTGGAAAAATTTCGTCCATATTTTTTATTAAAATAGTTTGTTATCTCTGTTACTACTATATCTTCTATATTATGTATTTTATTTACCCAAACTATATTATCTTTTAAGTCTTCTAAATCTTCTTTAAAAAATCCATGTATACTATTAATAAAATACTCATCTGGTATTAAATTAATCATTAGCTCTAGTGAGTCTATATTAAATACAAAATCATATAAACCAATACTAGTACATATCGTGTCAGTTCTTATTAAACGAAATTTTAGTTTAAGTTCATTAAATCTTCCAATGTAAATGTGAATTTTATGTAAATTATCATTTTTTAGTTCTTGTAATATTATTTCCATCAATTATAAGGTTTTGAAATAAATAAAACTCATCTAATAACTCTCTTTATCTTTATATATGAAAAGTATATGAATTATGAAGAATGAAAGAAGTTAGTAAAAAGTATTTAGTAATTGCCGATGTTTCAACTATGCCATATTCAACAGCAACTTATTTGTTTGGTATTTTTGAAACAAAAGATGAAGCTTTACAGTTTATAAAAAACTGGAAGCCAAAGCGTCGTAAGTCAGAATATGATGATAGACCGGAAAACTACAACTTTATTAAACATGCTAAACAATGGATACGACCAGACCAAACTTTAGATGATGCTTTATATGATCAATTTATCGAAGAATTTGATGGTACTCCATTATGTACTGGTGCTTATTATGAGTAGAAAAGAAGAATATTTACAAGTATTGTTAGAAGAGAATCACAACAAAACTCATGGTTTTATGTTGCATGATATCAAAAATGGAATTAATTGGGGTCAAGATCACCCTAGCAAAGAAACTATTTCTTTAATCTTATCTGCTAATGATGGATTTGGTGAAGAGCCAATAAATGAACCTTTAGAGAAAAGAGTAGAAATGATTTATGACTTATTTAATCAAACTAGAAATGACTGAAGAAGAATTTATTAAGTACAGCAAAGAACATTATCTTATTGATGAGTATGAGGATGGTTTACGTACTGGGATAAAGTGGGGACAAAATAACCCAACTTTAGATACCATTAGAGATATTCTTCAAACTTATATTGAACTAGAAAATATAAGTGAAGATGGAACCATTAATCTAGAAGAATTATTAAAAAAGTTTAAAAATAAAAGAGAAACTTTAGAATTATTTTAAAATTATGAATACTGGAGATAAGCCTAAGAATTATACATATATTATGAAGTCTGAGTCCGGCGAAATATTTACTGGATCAGATAATATGTTACTTAGTGATATTGAATTTATGGAAAAATATGCTTCTGATGAATATAATGCATGGAAAATGGATGATGTTCCTGATGATGATATTTACTATGATGATTTTATAATAATTGATAATAGAACAGGTAAGCAAGTATGACAACAAAATTACGGTTTACTTATGGAACAATGGCGTCAGGAAAATCATTACAACTTTTAACAATTGCTTATAATTTTGAACAACGAGGTATTCCTTTTATAGTTATTAAATCTGAAATTGATACTCGTGATTCTGGAGTTATAAGATCAAGAATAGGTAATGGTATAGAAAGAGAATGTACTTTAGTAGGGCAAGATGATAATTTATATAATCTAATTGCACCAATAAAAGAAAGGCCATTATGGATTTTAGTAGATGAGGCACAATTTTTAACGGAAGTACAAGTAGACCAACTTAGCGACTTAGTAGATTATCTTGGAATTAATGTTTGGTGTTTTGGACTACGGACTGATTTCAAAACTCATCTGTTCTCAGGATCTAAACGTCTTTTTGAAATTGCTGATACTATAGAAGAGTTAAAATCATCCTGTGAGTGTGAAAACAAAAATATAGTTAATGCAAGAATGACGAAAGATGGTAAATTAGCAGTAGCAGGATCTAGTATTGAAGTAGGTGGAGATGAACGCTATACTGCAATATGTCGAAAATGTTATAAAGAAAAATTAAAAGAAGAGAGAAATGATTGAAAAAGAAAAGGGATTTGTTTATATATTAACTAATCCTGCTTTTAAAGAAGATTGGATAAAAATAGGAAAAACATCAGGTACGGTAGAAAAAAGAATGGAAGAATTATTTACAACAGCTCTTCCCACGCGCTTTGAATTATATGCTTGGTGTAAGACGGTAAAATATAATGAACTCGAGAAACAAACGCATCATATTCTAGATAAACTTACTGATTATAGAATAGCTGAAAATCGCGAGTTCTTCCAAATAGTACCGTCAGAGGCTTTAAGCATAATAAAAGAATTAGCGCTAACAATTGACGATGCTGAGTTTTATTGTAGTTTAGAAGAAGCAAATAAAAAACCAGTAATTGCACCTCCATTTAAGTTCTCTATGACTAATATTAAGCCTGGAGATTTAATAACATTTGAACCAACTGGAGTACAAGTAATGGTCAAAAAAGATAAAAAAGATAATAAAATAGAATATAATGGCGAAGTTTTTTCTTTAACTGGATTCTGTAAAAAATATATGCCTGATAATAAGAGAAATAAAACAGAATCTTATCAAGGTCCTAGATATTTCTCATTTAATGGGAAACTTTTAGATAATATCCGTGTTAGAGATTAAAAACCTTATATATGTAAAAAATCTTAAGATTATGAAAAAAGAAAAAACTAAAAAAGTAGAACAAGCTCCTGTTGAAAATAAGGAGAAAAAACAACAGCCTAATAAACCGAAAGCTAAAAAGAAAAAGGCTGTGAAAAAAGACGAAAAGCCGAAAGAAGAGGTGAAAGTTGATGTAAAACCTGCAGAACAAGAGATGCCTGTAGAAAAAGTATCAGAAGAGGAAAAAATTTTAGAAGCTATGACTCCTGAAGAGAAAGCCGCTAAGATTAATTTTGAAAAAACTGATATTAAAAAAACATTAATAGCTCTTGGTATTGCTTTTATAGGTATGGCATTAGCTTTTATTGTATTTATTTAAAATTAGGTGGGGTTAAAATCCTCACCTCTTTTTTTCCTTATACTTGAAATGAAAAAGCTTATTTATAAATCTATAGAAAAAGCTCTTAAAGAAAATAAATTTTACACAGTAGGATTTAAAGAAGATAAATATCCGTTACCAGAAATACCTATATTTTCTTCAAAAAATTCAAAAGACTTTTTACATAAACGAATTAGGTCAAATAAGAAAATACGTAAACTTAATTATGATGTCGCACAGAATGTTACAGTAGATATTATGCTATATACGTCAAATAATATTGGATATAGTATTAATTGTATTTTTATAGAATATAAAAATTGTTTATGTAATCTAGGAAATTTAATGAAAAATGATTTATATACGAAAACAAGAAATACGTTTTTTAGCAAAGATAGTATTGAATCGATTATAAGAATACTTAATAAATATGGTTATCATGAGTGATTTAGAATATATAGAAGATGCATGTAAGAAAAATTTCTTTGCTGTTATTAGTAATCCTGAATTTTCGTTATTAAGATTTTACGGTTTAGAAAAAAGACATAGAAAAAATTATTACAATTTTAAACTTATTGAAATAAACAACTTAGAATGTGGAGAAATCAATTTTAGCTGTTCAATTGAAAATATTATAATACCTAGAGATGATAAGACTTATATATTAGTAAAAGACTTTGAAAAATTATTTCTAGATACTTTAAAAAATTATCATCCAGAATTATTTTAATATTCATATAAAATGAAAATACTAATTAGAAATATAATAGAAAAAGCTTGTAAATTTAATAGATTTCAGCTAATCTTTCAAGAAAATCCATTAGAATATTTGGATGTACGTATTACTAAACTATTATATAGCAAATTGGATAATTGTTATACAGGAAAGATAAGTTCTTTAAATAATAACATGGAGTTAAGTATTTTACTTAGACAATTATCTATTATAGAAAATAATATTATAGTAAATAATTGTAAAGAGTATGAATCTATTATAATAAATTATTTAAAATTATATCAACCGGATATATTTGGTAACTAAACTTTTTCTTTTGAGATAAAATTAATTTAATATGGATACTCAAAATCCTAAATTATTTTTAGAAATAACGAAAGATCTTAAAGTAATAGATTACTTAAGTTTAATAAAAAAAATATTAGATAAAATTAAACCGGGAGGAAAATATGTAGCTCCTGAATTTTATCATAACAATCTTTACTATATTCTTAGTAATTATATACTTCTAAATAAAATTAAGATTAATGACATAACTATTCTAATGGTTGAAAGTTTAAATTATAATCGAGTTTTTATTCGAAGATTAGAAAGAATTTACTACAAATATAATTTATCATTTAACCTTGATTATTCTGAAAACTCAATCAAATTTAGTGATAAAAATAATTCATTGATACCACTAAATCCTAATAAGATTAATTCATTACCTATAAAGTTTCTTGATAATTTATATAATTATATAGGTAAGAATCCCTTCTTGGAAGAATTTAATGAAATACTTCTGGAATCCTTATAAATGTATGAAACGAAAAATTACATGGAATGATTTATTAATAGCATTGTCGAAAATTCCAAGACAGTATATGGAATTGCCTGTTATTATAGGTGGTGGTGAATGCTTCGAATATTTTTATGGATTTGATTTAGTTGGTCCTAGTTTATTAAGTAGTACACCACTGACTGGAATTAATATATTTAATATTTTAAAATCACTAACTCCTAGTATTTTAGATGAATATATAGCATTAAACCCGGATGATATAGTATTAGAATCTACTCTATACGGAGATTTAGATGAAATAAGTATTGGACCACTACGTACTCATTGTATTGATATTCCGAAAAGAATAATTTTTCCTATTGAAGATTTTGGGGATAATTTTACTAAAGAACAAATAGATAAAATATATAAACAGGATAAATATATAAATAGTGAATTATTAGAGCCCGAAACAAGATTAGTTATTCAAACTTGTGATGGTTCTATAGTATTAAACGATAAAGAAGCAATAATAGTATGAGTTTATTAACAACATCAAAAGAGCCAGTAAAAGCAAAGTGTGATATTTACTGCTATAAAGTTTTTATAAAAACAAAAGATTCACGTTTATTTACTTTCCCAAGAAAATATAGAGTAAAAACTGAATTAAATGATAATATTTTTAAAGAAGGAACAGTATTAAAACCACATCAAAAATATTGTGTTCCTGAAAAAATATATAGTGGGGATAATAAAGGGCATTTCTACATTAAATCTGGTGCTATACATACTTGTTCAATTTCTTCGATTTTAGAAGAAAATATGAAATCCCCTAAAATAAAAAGGGATGATTTAGTAATGTATAAATGTATTATACCAAAAGATTCTTGGTATTTTATAGATGTAACAGGAGAAAGTTATGCATCTGAACAAATAAAAATATTAAATGAGGTGGAAATTTAATCCACCTTTTATTTTCCTTATAATTGTGAAAGTATTATTTACAGAACAATTATTTTATTTAGTAACACATTTATTTTGTAAACCGCCTAAAACCGATAATAATGGCATTGCCTATTATATTTTGTGGAATGATAGAATATACAGACATCCTAGAAGTCTAACCATGTTCTATAAAACAAAAGAAGATGCCATAAAAAATTTAATAAAAATTTTATATAATCGATCTTGGGGGTTAATTAATCCAGATAAAAAAGTAGCAAAAGAGATAATACATATGAAAGTTCTCAGTATGCTAGAAAATAAAGAAATTGAAATAAAACAAGTAAAATTCTTATGATAAATTTAGAAGAGTTTGGAATAAAAGATAGTAATGGAATATATAACATAAACTCTAAAAATAATATAAGTGCTAGTTGTTATGATAAATTATATTTTAGTAAAAATGAAAACTATATAATGTTTTCTAAAAATAATATAGTTATACATAAAGAAACTGGAGTAACTGGCCTTTTTGTAAATAAACCACATGTAGTAAAATCATTTAATCCTACTTCATGTAAATTTGAATTTACAGATTTTTGTGATATATCAAGAAAATATATATATTATGATAGTGTATATCTTCATTTTGATTGTGTTGAACCTATCCCTGATTTAGATTATTTATTTCCCAAAAAACTATCTTATGTAGCAGAGATTGGAACAAAATTCGGAGCAACTACAAGATTTTTTTATAATAAATTTAAAGGATCTATAAAAACTTATGATTGCTACGAAAAGAACTTATTTTATGCAACATTTTTAGAAAAAACTCTAGGGGATACTACCGGGATTAATATATACTTTGGTAATGCGGCAAAGATGTTACGCAGTTCTGTCACAAATTATGATTTTGTCTTATTTGATGCATCTCATGAATATGAAGAGGATGAAAAAATATTACAAACATTAATTACAAGACTAACTAATGATTCTATTATAATATTTAATGCATATGAAAATCCTGAAGTAGAAATGTTAATAGAAGATTATTTAGACAGAATACCTGGACATGTTTATTCAAGGTGCTGTGAGCCTGATAGACAATATACAGAAATAAAACGTCATAAATGAAACATAAAATAATAGATATTGTTGCTTCAATATTAGCAGGTTTATGGATCTGTAGTACATTACTTATGGTATTTCTGGGTGTTGTAAATACAGAATATACTAAGGAATCTGAAGTATTAAACACCATATTTATAATATCACAGAATGTTTTCTTAATAATAACGTTCCTGGCTCTCGTTATTACTACATTAATGATACTTAATGTAAAAATACCAAAAATAAATTTAAAAATAAAAAAAATATTACCTTCAAAAAGAAAGTAATACAAAAATACTATATTATAAAACAATTATTTAGAAATATAGTAGGAAAAACAAAAATACTTTTAGTCGAAGATTACAGTATGTTACTAAGGAATAATAACAGATATACTTGGAAATACATCATAAGAAATGATAAGGATAAATTAAAAAATTTTACTGATATTATTAAAAATTCTAAAACTATTCTAGCTTTTATAGATTGCGATTATATAGAAGTTAGTATAAATCTAAAAGATAATGATTGGCTTTATTGTTGCTGGAATAGAGAAAATTACGATATTGAATTTGGAGACTATACTTCAATGATTAAGTATGAATATAATGAACTTAATTGGAGATCAATAGAATTAATAGAAATATTAGTAAAAATAGAAAAAGAGCTTGGTATAAACTAATATATCTAGCTTATTTTTTTTCCGTTCCTAAAGTCACTAAAGCCTTATATTTGAAAATTTAAAAACAAAATGAAATGAAAATTAAAACATTTAGATTTATCGGTAATAGCAGAACATCTGAGGAGCAAGCTTGGACAGATATTAATAATGCACAAAGAGCAGGACAGTCAGAGAACTTGCGCACTACGATATCTGATGAAAGTTTTTACAAAGAGGATGAAATCATAAATTCCTTTATGGTAAATAAAGAGATACATGATGTAAAAGTTAATATATATAGAATAACATCCCTCGATTCTCCAGATCCAAAAAGACCAGGATCAAATATGATTTCCCACAGATCAATGAGAGAGATAACTATTCTATACGATGATAAAAAAGAATGTTAATTTATGTATTATATTTATCTAAAGAATGACTATAGACACGGTATTTATAGACATTCATTCATAGAAATCTTAGAGTGGTTATATTGGAATCACATAGTTGATATTGACTATACTACTTTATTAGATAAAGATAGATTATTAAATTCAGTTGTTGTAGAAGCGAATGATGAAGCACAATCAATAACTGAAGATGTAGAAAACTATCTGCGATTGAATAAGCAATTAGAAGATATAAAAAATAAATACTAAAAAAAATAAAGAGATTGGATTAATTCCTTTCTCTTTTTTTTTATTTTATTAAATTTTGTACTAATATTATGCTATTATAATACTGCTCTTTATTTACTATCATTGGCCTAGATACAAACTCATTAAGAGCATCCGTTAGGACTTCTTTTGATATTTCTGGAGATACTGTAATTATGTATATGCCATCACCTCCTGAACCTATATCAATTCTATAATCATTTGATTCATAATTTTCATCAAATCTAATTATAAATTTTCCACAATTATGTTTTATAGAATAAAATTTTTTATCTCTCTTTTGTTTTCTTATTTCTCTTATGGGAGTTAAAAGAGTAGTAATGGGCCAAAGAAATGTACTAAATATATGATCTTCTTTAAATATAGATAAAATAAATGCTATTACTAAATATATAATAATTAAAATTTTCATATATTTCTTAGCTTTTTAAAAAATACTGTATTCATAACAGGGCTTTCTAATTCTTTCAATACTAAATAAGATTCTTGAGTATATACATTAAAATAATATGCAAATCGTTCATCTTTTGAAGTTGATGTAAATAGTGATCTTGACCATACACCATTTTGCTTATTACTTTCATTAATTATTTCAGGAATAGTACTGAATACTTTCTTTAAATTATCTTTTATTTCTAAAAAATCATTAATACTAGGTATATATTTAAAATCATCAGGTATATATAGTTTCATTGCTTTATTCCAAGAAATATTAGAGATATTCTCATCATACATTACTACTTTAGGTAATTTAGTATTTTCATATAATGAAATAATTGTAAATATTTCTTTATCTATTTTTATTTTTTCACCAACTACATATTCAGTTATATCGTCTTCTGATAATTTATAAATATCGGATAAACCAGATGCCCACAATTCACCATCTCTCCAAGTATCTCTTATTACATTAATATCCAGATTATTTAATTTATCTCTTAAGCTAAATAAGTCATACTCTCTCATCAAATATAAGGAAAATAAAAGATAGATTAATTCTCTACCTTTTTATTTTTGTTCTAAAATTTTATTTGCTATTACAACTTTTGCTGAATTATGTATCATCACGGAAGATAATTTAACTTCTTCTGATGGTACAAATAATGTAATAGGTATATTCTTAGCATAAGCATAACCAACTTCCCATGCAGTTCCAGTATCTGAATAAAGACCATAATAAAGAACATATAATTCATTGCAGTCCTTCATACCTTCTAAGTCTAATTCAAATACCCGTCTTCCCCATTCAGCATTATTCATTACATACTCACCATGTTCATCTCTAGCATCACCACCAGGAACAAAATGCTCCATTGGTATAAATAGTTCAGCTCCAGGATTAGTTTGTTGAATATAATGAATCATCCTTTTTAAATCAACTCTTTCTTGTTCACTAAAGAATGGTCCTGCAATATATATTTTCATTGTTTTCTGAATTTTTTTAATCCTATAATAGAGCTTACTAAAACTATAATAACTACTTCTATTATTATAAATTCTACCATATCTCTATTAAGCCTCTTCTACTACTTCCTCTGCACTATATTCAATAATTTCAATAGGTGCGGTAGTTTCCTCTATTCTAATTTCATGAGGAACATTAGCAGTGTAAGTCCAGTATATAGAGAGAATATTAGCCCTACTAGCTCTTACACTAGTCTCAACTCTAATATTTTCTTTTTGCTTATTTCTTACAATAAATTCTTTAGTATACTCTTTTGACTCTGAACTACTATAATGAACCTTATACTTAACAGTTACTTTAAACGTCTTTAGCATAGATTCATAGTATTTATCATCTGATAATGACATTAAAAGTCTAATAATAATAAATACACTAATAATTAATAATCCAATAAGTATCTTCATAATATTTTATTTTATTTTTTTTTCATATATAAGGTAAATACTTTTTTATAAACGGTAAAAAATAAAGGGGATTAAACTTCCCCTTTAATTGTTTTCTTTGGATTACCACGCTCTAAGAGATTGTGATTATTCCAGATTTGTTGTTTCTGATTATCCTGTTTCCTTAAATTAATTTCTCTAAGTCTATTTAATAATCTCTCTTTTGCAATTTCTTTATTTCTTGGCTGATCTCTAGACTCCTCGCACAATACACTAAGACCAGTCGGAATATGAGTTGCTCTAATTGCTGAAGAAACTTTATTTACATTTTGTCCTCCATTTCCACTACTTCTAATAGCTTCATATTTAATATCTTTTTCTGATACTTCTGGAAAATCAAGCTCCTCAAAGAAATTAACACCAACAAACCAATTCTTTCTTTTATGTCCTGGTCGTAATGTATTCTTAGTCGCTATATACTTAATTGTTCCTTCCCATTGATTTCTTAGAGTTGTTATAATTTCTGGGGCTGGAGATTCAAAGCCAAGGACCATAGACATAAATAAATTAGAGAAATCATTATGCTCTTCGTAATCTACTATATCTACATTTATTATTCCTAAATCTTGTATGGCTTTAATTATTTCAGCCCCAATTCTAGTAACAACTGATGCACATTCAACTGGACCTCTACCTGCTGTTATTTGAATAAACTGTCGCATTTATTAATCTCTTTAAATTGCTCTTTAAGTACAATTGGATCGATATAAACTCCATTTAATAAAGAATTATCAGATATAATACAAAATGTTTCCGAATTTATATCAATTAAGCTACCCCGAAAAATCTCTATTTTATATTTTACAGATTCTTTACCATTATTATCAAATATAACTCCACGTATATATAATTTCTTAGTACATTTATAAGTTTTCATGATTTCCATCTAACCTTTTTAAATGATCTTCTATTCTATTTAAAACTTCTGTATCTGAAAAACTATTTATTTCAGTTGGTTCATAAAAAGATAAAAACCCATCAACAATATCTTTTACTGTTTTTATTTCTTTAGCCTGTAATTGAAATAGAATATCAAAGTCTTCTATTTTTATCTTGGTACTAACACGATCAGTATCTAACTCTTCCCAACCATCTCTTTGATCAATAATTTCAATACACCTTCCATAAATTGAAATATCTGAATCAACTTTTTCAAAACCTTCAGGCTTACATAATAAAAATATATTAGATCCATATTTTTTCTTAAATAAACCTTTACCATTTAGATAATTTAAAAATTCTTGTTGGGCTTCTTCAGAGTCAATTATAGAAGTAGATTTTAAAATTTCATCATCTATCTTCTTTTTTTCAGCTTTAAGTGCAGCTAATTTTGCCTCTGCTTTTTTAATTTTCTCTTCAATTTTCATAATTTATCTTATTTTCAATTATAAGGAATAAAAAGGAAATAGAGAAGATATTAATTCTCCTCTCTATTAAATTATTTTTAAATATTTCCAGGGTACATTATCAACAAGATATACTCCATTCTCTGATTGATAAAATTTAAATCCATCTTTTATCATTTTTTTACAATCAACTTCAAGGATTAATAAAAATACTCTAGATTTTGCATGCCTTAATCCTACATTCTCAGCAGTTTCTTTTGTATCAGATAAGTGAACATGCAAGCGATTCATTTTTAATAATCCTTTTTTCTTAATATTTTCTAGATTTACCTTCGATGTTCCATGATAGAGTACATCAGGTGGAGTTATTTCTTTAAGCTCTACATCAACATTTACACTATGCCCTTGTCTAGCTCGTATCATATCTCCAGTAGCGTTGTATTCATATCGTTGTTTATTATTGGTTTTTACAATTTCCGCTATTAGCTCAGAAGTAAAACCATGATTCTCAACGATATCTTTAACGCTACGCCAACCATGAGGATCAAATTTATAGTTCTTATCATGTCTAAGTAACCAAGATAATTCCTTTCCTCTTGATACTAATTCTTCTTCTGTATAATTCATCCTTTTACTAATTCTATAAAATCCCAAATATTACCATCTTCACTATAATACTCAGATTCATCATACATAATTAATTGACCTGGATGAGAAGGATACTCTACATAATATTCTCCTCTCGATGCTACCTTAACTTCACCAATCTCTCCTGTAGCAATATTTTTTATTCTATCACCACATTGAATCTTCTTAAATTCTTCGTATGTCATTTTTCTTCTTCTTTATTATCTGGTCTAAGTTTTAAAACAGTAAATGAGATCCAATAGCCGGGTAATTCAGCTTTTTTCTCTAATTCTTTATAATCTGGCTGATCAAAGAAATCATTACCAGTATCATTTCCATCTAAGTCTATATATGAGCCATTTTTATAATATTTCTCATAATCAAAAGGCATAACTGAAATTTCTAACATATATTCTGTTGGATCTGAATCACCAAAATTAGATAAGACATATTTCTTAATTGCTTCTCCAGTTAGTGCATATCCATAATCTTCTAACTTTGGCTGAACTCTAATATCTTCATAACCTTTAAATATTCCAAGAGCTACATATATATTAGTATTCTGAAGATATGCATGATTAAAATCCTCAGTTAACTTAATTCCATGTACATGATCTAATACAACTTTCCTATCTTTCTTAGTTTTCCAACCTTTTTCAATCTGCTCTAAATTTGGCTCTAATTTTACTATCATAATATCTTTCTATTAACTATTCTATAAAACCATTCATATTCACTCTTCGCCTTAGTAATAACAAAATAATCTAATAAATCAACTA